AGTTGTTCTCCAAGATGGAGAAATAGCTTGGACAACAGATACCCAAGAATTTTATGTTGGTGATGGTGTAACTCTAGGGGGTATATTTATTGGACCTGGAACAGTGGGTGCTTTTGTACCTTTAACTAGAAATATTACTATTAATGGTATAACCCAGGATTTATCAGTAGATAGAACATGGACAATTGCTGCGGGAGTTACCTCAGTAAATACAGCTACTGGTGCAGTAAGTTTACTAGTATCTAATACTGGAACAGGTGGTACTCTACAGTGGAATACTACTACTCTTGAAATACCAGAAGCAGCATCTACTAAAACTGGATTGCTCACATCTACTGATTGGACTACCTTTAATAATAAGCAAGATGCAATAACTCTTACTACATTAGGTACATCAGGTGCAGCTACTCTAATAGGTAGCACACTTAATATACCTCAATATGCAGGCACAGTAACATCAGTAGGGTTATCTTTACCCTCAGAATTTGCTATATCAGGTTCTCCAGTAACTGGCTCAGGTACTTTAACAGGTACTTGGAATACTCAAAATGCTAACCAAGTATTAGCGGGACCTAGCACTGGTGCACCAGCAACTCCTACATTTAGAGCTCTTACAATAGATGACATGCCAGCTCAAGTAGTAAGTGCATTATCTTCAGCTAATCTATTTAACTATTATAACTTTATATGAAGTATACAGCGCCAGATGGGTTTGTTATAGAATCCAAAGAAAATGAAGTTGTAACATATACATGCTCATGTTATATGCCTGATGGTGTATATGAAAGCTTTGAAACAACAGGAGCTAATACACCTATTGGTATTCAGCAAATCAAAGTAAGTAGAGCAGTGTCTAACAATCAGATGGTTATAACTATTACAATGAGTAATGACCAAGAGTTATTAGACTATATTCAATCTTGTCAATCTCAAATAATCCCAGAATAATATGGCAGCAAATACAATTCCTATCTTTATTGACTCAGGTAACTTTACTCCTGGTAGAATAGCAGCAGCAAATACAGCATCTGATGGATCTGGTGCTTTAGTAACAGTAGTAACATCAGGTGTAGATGGTACTCGTGTAGATGGTGTGAGGTTTAGAAACTCTCAAGCATCGGCAGCTACTTCTTCTGCAATGGTTATGAGGATATTCTTATCTGATACAGGTGGTGCTAACTATAGACTTATTGGTGAAGTTGCCACAGCCGCAGCAACAAGAACAGCTTCTGTTGTTGGTGCAACATCTATATTTACTTTTGACCAACCTATTATTATGCAATCAGGTCAAATTATGGCGGTGTGTCAATCTGTTTATGCCGGTGTTCAAGATCAATTTGACGCAGTAGCTTACGCTGGAGATTACTAATGGCTGTTTATTACTTCAGAAATACAGGTGATGTAAACTGGGGTACTGCTACCAACTGGAGTTTAACAGATGGTGGCGGTGCTACTGGTGCTGTACCTACAGCTACTGATGATGCTATATTTACTAACAATAGTGGAAATTGTACGGTTAATGCTTCTGGAAGAGTTTGTTTAACACTAAACTTCTCAACATATACCAATACAATTACAATGACCAACCAGATTGCTGTATCAGGAAATGTTACACTTGGTGCAGGTATGGGTATTGCTGGAGCAGGTAGATTAGTGCTTCTTGCAACTGCTACATTAACTAGTAATGGGAAAATTTGGCCAAATGAGTTAGCAACAGGTGGCTCATCAATCATCACATTCACATTAGCAGATGACTGGGTAGTTTCTGGAGCTTTAAATCTTACAAATTCAAGTACTACAGGTGCTGCTCAAAAAAATACTTTTAATGGGTTTACATTATCTTTTGGTGGTAGCTTAACTGTATTTACAAATGGTAACAGAGATGTTGGAGGTACAACAAAGTTTATAATGAATGGTACTGGTAACTGGACAAATGGAACCAGTTCCTCTGTTAGAAATAGTTTGGATATAAACACTACTGGAACATTTACATTTGCATCAGCTCAAATAAATTATTCAACAGGCACCTTAACATATATAGCAGGTACAGTTATAACAACAGGAAATAATTTTGTTATGCAAACTTCAGCTACTTTAGATACAAGTGGTATGACTTTGAATCAAGTAACAGCAGCTACGGGTACACATACATTAATTAGTGACCTCAATACAAATGTATTGTCCATAGGTGCTGCAACATTTAATGGTGCTAATATAAATCTAAAAGGTAATATATCAATAACTAATAATACAGGTTCAGCAGGAACATCCACCTTAATATTCAATGGAACAGGTAATCAAACTTGGAGTGGTGGCTCATTCTTAAGAATGAAGACAACAATAGATAAACCAAGTGGTACATTGTTTCTAACAGGAACTATCCAGTTTAATGGTAATACTTTAACCTATATATCAGGAGAAGTTATACAAACAGGTGTATTAAGTATAAGTAATGCAGCAACAACTTTAGACACAAATTCTTTAGTGTTTAATACTGTGAATATACTTAATAATATAGCAGTCACTTTACTTTCTGATTTGAATATTGCAGGTGCTTTAGGACTTAATGGTATAGTAACTATTAATGGAGCTGGAAGAAAAGTAAATATAGGTGGCTCATTTAGTAATTCAAATACTGGCGCAACACCACAAGGTGGTACTGCTGATATTGTTATGGTAGGTACTGGAATTATAGCAAGTGCTGGAATACCATTTAGCTTTAATTTGGAAATAAATACAGATGGAGTGGTAAGCATAAGTGGTACAGTAAGATTTAGAGATGACACATTTAAACTGACAAAGGGAACTTTATCTGCTACTTCAACAGGGGTATTGTTATTAACAGCTAACTGTACTTTGCTTGGTATGCATAAAGCATCTTTACCAACTATATCAGTAACAGCAGGTATTACAGTAACAATGAATGAGTTCTTTAGCGGAACACCAACAAAAAGTGTCAATGTATCTTCTGTAACCGCTGGTTCTACATATACAATAGTTTTTCAAGATGGATTTGAAAAGATAGCAAAGTTTGTGGATGTGTCAGATTGCACACTATTAAGACCGCTACAACTATTAATGTTGACAAACAATTCACTGGTTAGGTGTGCAGGTATAAGAATGAATAACCAATCACCTAATGGAGTAGCTAAGAACATGCCAAGTATCAATCAGTCAATGAGTTACTCTGCTGGTTTACTTACCAGTGACCCAGCAATAAACTAAAAACTAGGTGGTTTTTTGCAAATCTCGATGGTAATCTGTATATTATAGAAAACAAAGAGTCGTGGCATGAGTATAGGTAACCTAAAAGACTATGGTAATAAGGGGAATAATTTTCCCTATCAACTTAGAAACCTGCAGCTTCTGGGTGACATCAATCAAGGTATTGTTGATCTTACCAATGCTATAGTTCCTTCTGCTGTAGGACCTATGGCAAATGATGCTTTTGGTAGATTAAGAGTATCTAATCCATTAACTCTATTTGATTCTTCTCACAGGTATCATGATAATGGTTTGTGGAATACTTCTACAGCTAGCGGTGGTGCTGCAGTTTTTAGTCCTAATGAAGGATTAGTAAACTTAAATGTAAACACCACCAGCGGATCTCAGGTATTAAGAGAAACCACAAAAGTCTTTTCTTATCAACCAGGTAAATCATTACTAGTATATAACACTTTTGTAATGGCTCCTGCTCAAACTAATCTTAGACAAAGAGTAGGCTACTTTGGTACAGATAATGGTGTATATCTTCAGTTAAACAACAACACCTTAAGCTTTGTAGAAAGAAGTATTGTTACAGGTATTGTTACCGAGAGTGTAGTAAACCAGTCTTCTTGGAATGTAGATAAATTAGATGGTACAGGTCCTTCTGGTGTTGTTTTAGATATGACCAAAGCTCAGATTTTATTCGCAGATATAGAGTGGCTAGGTGAAGGAACTGTAAGATTAGGTTTTATTATAGATGGAGCATTTATACTTTGTCATAGATTTAACCATGCAAACCTTATTGCATCTACCTATATAACCACAGCTTCTCTACCCTTAAGGTATGAGATTACAAATACTGGGATTACGTTAAACTCTAGTACGCTAAAACAAGTTTGTTCTACTGTAATATCTGAAGGTGGTTATGAACTAAGAGGTGCACAATTAGCAGTAGGTACCCCTATTACAGCTCCTACAAGTTTAGCTGTTGCGGGTACTTATTATCCTATTGTAAGTATAAAACTTAGAGCAGGTTATCTAGATGCTGTAGTTATCTTAACTGCTTTATCTATTATGGGTGTTGCAACAGGTATTTACAACTGGAAAGTAGTAGCAGGGGGAACTACTTCTGGAGGAGCTTTTGTTCCTGCTGGTGTAAACTCTGCTGTAGAATATAATATTACAGGAACTAGTTTTACTGGAGGAAGAACTTTGGCATCAGGGTTTCTTACCTCAAGTACACAATCATCAGTAAACTTAGATATTCTAAAAGAAGCGCTGTTTTCTTTTCAGCTAGAAAGAAATAGTTTTACTAGTACACCATATGAGATATCTCTTATTGTTAGTGCAAGCACTAATACAGAGCTCATATACGCTTCTATGGATTGGGAAGAAGTAAGTAGATAAAATATAAAAATATATAAATCATGTCAGTAGGAAATCTTAAAGACTACGGTAATAAGTGGGGAAACAACTTTCCTTATCAGCTCCAGACTCTTCAACTTTTGGGTATGTCCCAAAATCTTAATTTACAAGAAAAAGTATTTCAAAATGCCACAGCTGCTGGATTGACTGCAGATATAAACACGTTTTTTAGCACTAACAAAGATCTATTTCTTGTGGCTAAAAGTGTAGTATTTGATGGGAGTAAATGGTACGCCTTTATAACAATAGCTTCTCTTTAAAACATGGAAAATATACTTCTTTCGGCCGGATCAGAAGGTGTGCCTAGTCTTGGTGCATTTGAAACTCTAACTCAGTATGGGGCTTTAGGCGTAGTTGTATTAGGCCTGGGAGCTGTACTTTGGTTCATGCTCAAAAGACAAATTGCATCAGAAGATAGATTAAAAGCTCGTGTAGATGAACTTGAAAAAGAACTCAAAGAGTATATCAAAAATGATCAAAATCAGTTACGCAGTACTATTGAAAATAATACGCGTGCTGTGGAGAGCTTTAGAGATCTTTTACTGACCAAGAAAAGTAAGTAATATGAAAAAGCTATTGTTGCCTTTTCTTTTATTAGCCGTAGTGGCTCTTGTACTTTCCGGACTTTATTCCGCTGGAGACAAGCATGTAGAAGTAGTGGATAACAATGCTACGCTTTCTCAACAAAACACTCAGCTTAAATCTGAAAATAGCGAGTTAAAAACTGAGAATACTCAGCTGATCGCTAAGAATGAAAACCTTATTCAACAAGTTGAAGAGGTTACTATGATGGCAGATAGTATCAAAGAAACAAATGTTGAGAAGCCTGTACCTGTTATAGTGCAAGATAAGATTGAAGCAAAATATGGATGGGCAACTCCAAACTATGTATTTGAGTTGCTTGTATTTCAGTTAGACAATGGTCCAACTAAACAAGACTATAAAGCAAGTTTACTTGAGGTTTTAAATAACAGGGCTCTTTATTATCCTTCAGAACAAGATCCCGAACAACCAGGTAAAATAGTAAAGCGCTCCGAAATAGACAGTCTAGTTAACCTTAAATACTAAAAGATGAAAAAGTTTTTTAATCAGTTGTTTTGTGACAACAACTCAATCAATGAAAAATCCGTAGTTGGATTTGCGGCTTTTGTAATGATGATCTTATTTGCTATAGCAGATGTGATCACAGGATTTTTAGGAAAAGAGCTTGTTGTTAACGAGTTTATTTTCAACTCTTTTTTGATCCTTGTATTAGGATCTTTTGCAATAGGATCGATAGATAAATATACTAACAAGAAGCTAGGATCTACTTCTGAGACTCCTTCCGAAGAAGAAGCTGCTTCATAAAATAAAATAACATGCGCAAGTATACAATAGAAGAGCTAAAAGCTGAGTTTAAGAAACATGGTCATAAGTGGTTTGACTTTATGATTGTGGGAGTTAGATCTACTCTTGACAAACCTAATGAGTTTGATGATCTGATCGGTTTGGTATCCGGAGGTAAAATTACTTGGTACACAGGCACTACTAATCCGGGTGTAGACTGGCTTAAGAGTCTGATGAATCCTAAAGGAACAGCTGTTCTTAAACCAGGCCAGTATATCGATACATGGGGATTAGGTCTTCATCAAGGGAAGTACGAAGCTTTCAAACAGATAAAGCCCGTTACTGTTTATCGCGATAAGGATTTAGATGATAAGTCTGAAGAAACTGCGGTGACTGATACTGGATTATTTGGTATCAACATTCACCGAGCAAATGAAAAAGCTATATCTAAATTTATAGGTAAATGGTCTGCAGGTTGTCAAGTATTAAACAACCCGGCTGATTTCGCAAGCCTCTTAGCAGCAGCAAAAGGATCAGGTCTTAAAGCTTTTACATACACACTTTTAAAAGAGTTTTGACATGTCTGACGGTGTATTGCATTTTTTATTAGGTGTTGCGGGATCAGTAATCATGGTTCTTTTTGCCATCATAGGTTACTTTTTAAGAGTAATCCATGCTGATGTAAAATTTGCTGTGCAAGAAACCGGTAAAAACAAAGGTCGAATAGAGCTGGTTGAACAACAACTTAATAGCGATGTAAAGCGTATCGAACAAACAACACAGCTCGAATTGAGAAATCTCGCTAATACGGTAGATAAGCTAACTATTAGCGTTGATCAGCTTGTTAAGTTCCAACTTGATAGCATGAAAGCTCATCAAAACCATTCTTGATTTCTTAATCTGTTTGTAGGTACGGTTTTTTTTATTATATTATAGATGAAAACGTGTTAATATCATGGCTACAGAATCTAAACTTATCCCTTCAGCTACCAACCTCTCTAACTTGTTTTATGGGGTGAAGCTTTATAGTAAAAACGTTTACCGTCAACCGGGCAAGATCATTGGTAAATACAGCAATATCTACACAGATGTGGTAGACTTTGTTGCAAGTATTTATGCTAAAGAGCTTGCTGTTGCTAATAGCAACGCTACATGGAATTATAAACTTGCTGACGGTAGCAATCAAACATCTGCTTTTTCTCCAGACCAAGGTATCCATTATGAAACCTTAGGTATGATTGTAGCAGTATCTGAGTTTGAGTGGAACGAGCTTCAGCAAACTATCAGCAAAGCTCTAAACATTATACGTTTCCCTAACGCTTTTCATACCGTAAATACTTCATACAGTTTGTCTGATATGCTGTATTTCTACAGAAAAATGGGAGTTTTTAGCGGAGGTACTGCAGCGACTTTAAGTCTTACTGATGCTAATGGAAATCCGTTACCCGGATCCCCTTTTGCTCAAGGCGTTACTTATGCTACAGCTTGGAATACTGTAAAGGTACCAGCAGACTTAGCATTAGGAATAACCACTCCTTATATCGCTCCTGTATACAACCCTACGCCTGTTGTAGGTGATGAGTATTTCTATCGCTTTACTGGGGTAAGAGTTTGGGAAAGTCCTTTTGCAGGATACGACGCTTATTAAGATTACACACACCTAGTTAAGTGTTCAGGGCTCCGGGCTATTCTCGGAGCTCTTTTATTTTAGCTCTGAGACTAAATTTTGCAGGTTTACACTTTTTAGCATATATTCGCAAAAGTTTAACCATAAATAGTCAGTCATGTCAGAAACCAACACTGAAAGAGAGCCGACAGAACAAGAGCTCCAAGCGTATCGCGAGAACATGAAAAAGTTCTATGATCAGCAGATACCTTTTCTAAAAAAACAAAAAGAGTATGAAATGCTTTTGGCGGATATTGAAGAGGCTAGAGCTAAACGTATCACTATGAGTATGCGTATTGCTCAGATTATGGCCGGTCCTCCAGAAGAACCTTCAGAAGAAGAAAAAGCCAAAGCTGTAGAAGCTATGCAGCAGGCTATTCAGAATGATGAATCTTCTGAAGAAGAATCTGAAGAAACTTCTCCTAAACCGAGAAAACTTAAAGCGAAGTAAACCATGGCAAAGGTAAACCTAGTAGATAAGCGAGCTAAGCTTAGTCTATGGGATGCTGTTAAGTTTCAGCTGATCACTCATTGTTATCTAAACAGAATAACAATGAGTGATTCTGAGCTTAACTGTCTCACTCTCCTTGGTATTCAAGGGGAGTGTGAGCTTACCGATTTTTGCACATTAGCTGCAGGCGAGAACATCTTTAAGACTACGCAAACAGTAAGAAATTGCTTAGCAAAAATGGAAACAGAAGGTTTTATACGGAAAGAGGGCAGAAGTAAAAAGAAGATTATGATTAATCCGGATCTTAAGCTTCAAGCTCAAGGAAATATACTATTGGATTTTAAGTTCGTATATGCTGAACCCAAAGAAAGCTAGAGATTTTATAACGCCTACTTCTAAAGAACTGGAGATGGACCCAGAATTTGTAGAAGCCGTTGTAGATTTTTATTGGAAAGAGATTAGAAAGGCTTTGTCAAATTTATCTGCTCCGCAGATCTTTGTAGCTAATCTTGGCACCTTTAGAGTAAAACACTGGGAGCTGGAAAAAAACAAAAGTGAATATCAGAGTTACATTGATAGACTCGATTTGACAAAGATGACTTTTCAGCAACACGCTATTAAGAAAGAGTGGGAAAGTCGTATCGAGAATATTGACGAGATGATAAAAATGGTTGATTTGGATAAGGATCGTAAGAAAAAAATAAAACAGAAAAGACATGATACAAGCTCTAAAAAAGATTTGGAATAGCAGAAAGCTTATTCTAGAAGGTGTAAAAAACAGTTTTTTACGCAGGCCTGCTGTAGAAAAGATAGCTTTTGAAAGGATGGAAATCTGCATAGAGTGTCCTCTTATAGATAATACTGGAGAAAGCTGTCTTGTTCCCGGGACACAACCTTGTTGTGGAGCTTGTGGCTGTAAGCTATCCTTTAAAACGAGATCTCTTGCTTCTCAGTGTGAACACCCTGATGGTCCTCGTTGGAAAGCTACTATGACCCAGGCAGAAGAAGATGTTTATTACAAAAAGATTAACTATAATCCTTACGAAAAATGAGCTGGCAAAAGTGTCCTATCTGTGAAGGAACAGGCGTTTATCCTGGACCAGGAACCTTTAGTAATGTTCCTACCTGCCCTACCTGTAAGGGGAAAAGAATTATTTCTACTGTATCAGGTCAACCGCCAATAGACGGCGGAGTATACGTCTACTCTCAATCAACTCAAAAAGTAATAGAGCCAGCTGTGTGGCCTAATCAATCATATACCAACTCAAACACCACTCATAATGTCCGTGATATTTCAACAGAAAGACCACAGTTACAAGAGCCTCGATCCGAACGAATCGACCCAGTGGATTAGTGTAACATCTTTTGTAAGTCAGTTTAAGCAAAAATTTGATCCAGTATCTCAAGCTCTAAAGTCTTCTAAGAATAAGAAGTCTAAGTGGTACGGCATGAGTGCTGATGAGATACAGCAAGCTTGGGAAAACGAAGGTAAAAGGGCTACCGATTTAGGTACCTGGTATCACGATCAAAGAGAAAAAGATCTTATTTCTCATGAGACTATCCAGCGCTCTGGAGTACATATTCCTATTATAAAACCTATCTACGATGGACAGATAAAACTTGCTCCTGATCAGAAGCTTACAGAAGGCATCTATCCGGAGCATTTTGTTTATCTAAAGTCTGCAGGTCTTTGTGGACAATCTGATAGAGTAGAAGTAGTAAAAGATACTGTAGATATCATAGACTACAAGACAAACAAAGAGATTAAAAAAGAGTCTTTCAAAAACTGGGAAGGTAAATCTCAAAAGATGACGGGACCTTGTTGCCATCTAGATGATTGCAACTTTAATCATTATGCTCTTCAGCTAAGTATTTATCTCTATATCATTCTTAAACATAACCCTAGATATAAACCAGGAAAACTTACACTACATCATATAGTATTCGAAGAAGAAACTGTAGACAAGTATGGTTACCCTGTAGCTAAAAAAGACTCAGACAACAATCCTATTGTAAAAGAAGTCGTACCTTACGATGTCCCTTATCTTAAAGATGAGGTCATAAACATGATTAACTGGTTACATGACAATAGAGACAGCTTAAAGAAATGAGTAATGATGATTATCAACAATACAGATTCTTCTGTGAAGAAGTAAAAGCCATGAAAGAACCTCGTATAAAAATAGATTTTAAGCTATTCCCCGGAGTGTGCTTTGGAATAACTTTTCCTATGCAGAGATATACTGACATGCACATAGTTTTTCTATGCATAGGTATTTACATAAAATGGAGAAAAAGATGATTAAGTTATTTGATGTAGAAAATGGTAATGTTGTTCCCACGGAGCACTGTTATGCTTTAAGTTTTCTAAAGAATATTATGGATACTCATCCAGACAATTACATGGATATTTACAAGTATCTGTTTTATATGACTTGTCCAAATCCGGATCTAAACCCTTATTTCAATGTGCCTGCTGAAGATAAAGAGGAGCTTATCCTAAAAGATATAAATGCTAGTTTCTCTACAGAGGATGAGATGATTCTTGAAGCAAGAATAAAGTGTGATAGGCTTTTTGAAACACCTACTGTAAGAGCTTATCATGGGATGGCCAGGATGATCGATCGTTTAGCTAAGTATATGGAGAATACACCTATCTCTCATGGTCGAGATGGTAATATTAATTCCCTTGTAGCTGCGGCTAAGAATTTTGAAGGTATCCGATTATCTTTTAAAGGTGTTTACAAAGATCTTCTTGAAGAACAGAAAAAACATAGAAGAGGCGGAGCTGATTCTGCATATGATCAATGAGTAATCTAACTTACATATCTGTTCCTACTTGGGAAAACGGGAAGTGGATTGACAATACAAACTTCGAGACTAAAGAAGATTTTCGTCTTTTTGTAAGATCTTGTTTTAAAGAACCAGGTCAGTATTGCTTTGATGAGACATCTCATTCCTTTAATGAGCAGGCCAGGTTATATAATCAGAATCGATTTTATTGCGCAGCTCCTTTCAAAAGCAAAGACTTTATAGCTTACTGGGATTTTGAGAAAGAAAAGTGTCGGTTTGGGGCAATCTTTAAAAACAATAAGGAAACCTGGTACCTACCTCGAGAGTACTACATGTGGTTAAACTTTCTCCCTATCAACGATAAAGAGAAAAGAAGATTTGATTTTCCGCAAGTAAGAGATGCTCAGTATCATATGGCTTTGTATGAGTTATTAGCAGAGCTTAATTACTTACACTGCGCTATTCTTAAAAAACGTCAGATAGCTTCATCATATTACCATTCTGCAAAGCTTATAAATCAAATGTGGTTCGAAGAAACACCTATCTTAAAGATGGGCGCTTCTTTAAAAGATTATGTTAATGAGAAAGGTACTTGGAAGTTTTTAGAAGAATACCGCTCTTTTCTTAACGAGAATACTGCTTGGTATCGTCCTATGAACCCAGGTAAAGTTGGTAACTGGCAACAGCAAATTGAAGAAGTCAGCTCCACTGGTAGAAAGTACATGAAAGGTCTAAAAGGAGTGCTTTCAATGGTAACCTTTGAAAAAGATCCTACATCTGGTGTCGGTGGTCCTTGTACCTACTTCTTTCACGAAGAAGCAGGTATTGCCCCTAAGATGGATACTACTGTCGAGTTCTTGTTTCCGGCCTTGCAATCTGGTCATGTCACTACGGGAACCTTTATTGCAGCTGGATCTGTGGGTGATCTGGATCAATGTCAGCCTTTAAAAGAAATGATCCTTCGTCCAGGAGCTAATAGTATCTATGCTGTAGAGAGTAATCTTTTAGATGATAAAAATACTACGGGTTTCACCGGTCTTTTTATTCCTGAGCAGTGGTCGATGCCTCCATATATTGATCAATACGGAAACTCTCTTGTAGAAGATGCTGTAAACGCTATAGATCTGGAAAGATTAAAATGGAAAAAAGATCTTTCTCCAGAGAAATATCAACTTCGTATATCGCAGCATCCAAAGAATATTGCCGAAGCTTTTGCTTACCGTAAGGTATCTAAGTTTCCTTTAGAACTCGTCGGCGCACAAAAGCGTAGGATATTAGATAAAGAGTATCCGTATGAGTTTATAGATCTTACAAAAGATGAGACAGGAAAGATTGTTCCTAAAGAAAGTAACAAACTTCCTATATCAGAGTTCCCGATTACAAAAAATACAGAAGACAAAACAGGAGTATTAGTGGTATATGAACGCCCTGTAAAAGATCCTTCGTGGGGCATGTATTATGCTTCAATTGACCCGGTATCTGAAGGCAAGACTACTACTTCAGATTCTTTGTGTTCTATCTACGTTTATAAAAACCCTGTAGAAGTAACTCGGGTAAACGGAGACCAGTCAGAAACTTTTGTAGAACAAGATAAAATAGTTGCTGCTTGGTGCGGTAGATTTGATGATATCAATAAAACCCACGAGAGATTAGAAATGATCATCGAGTGGTATAATGCCTGGACAATAGTAGAAAATAATATCTCTCATTTTATCCGGCATATGATAAGCAAACGTCTCCAGCGTTATCTGGTTCCTAAAAATCAAATAGCTTTTCTTAAAGATCTTGGAGCTAACGCTAACGTTTTTCAGGACTATGGTTGGAAAAACACAGGTACTCTATTTAAGAATCACATGCTTAGCTACCTCATTGAGTACCTAAAAGAGGAGATTCACGTAGAAACTAAAGATGATGGAACCATTGTAAAGCGTACTTATGGGATAGAGAGGATTCCGGATATCATGGCGATGATTGAAATGGAATCTTACGATGAGGATATAAACGTCGATCGTTTAGTATCTTTGGCTGCCCTGATATCCTTTGCCAAAATTCAGCAAACAAGCAGAGGATATAAGAAACGGGTAGACTACGTTAACAAAACACCCTTGCAAAAGTCAGATAATTTATATAAATTACAGAGTAGCCCTTTTAGGCATATAGGAAAAGGGTCATCGAGCTCAGGGAGAAAACCTCCAAGAAGCCCGTTTAAAAACATTAGATAAAAGCCATGAAGGTATTAAATGCGATGCAACTTAAGGCGGGGGCCAAGGCGGAATATAACCGCATGGGCTCAATAACCCAGCCTGTTCAGTTTTTACCAAGAGACGAAAAAGACCAAGAGTGGACTGCATGGAACATGGACTGGTTAGAGTGGCAAGGTCTAAAGCAGATTAGAAGAAATGCTCGCCGGCTTATGAAAAACTATAAGTTGGCTAAAGGGATCATTGATAAAACAGATTATATCGTTGAGAATGATAATGAGATGAGGGATATGGTTGAAACACTTGTTCAAGAAGACTTTAGTGCTCTTGAGCTCAAGTTTTACCCAATCATCCCGAATGTTATCAATGTTCTTACATCAGAGTTTGCAAAGCGTAATACTAAAATCACCTTTAAAGCGGTAGATGAGTATACTTACAATGAGAAGATGGAGCTCAAGCGTCAAGCTATTGAGAACGTTCTTCTACAAGATGCTCAGCAAAAGCTTATTACAAAGATGATTGAAATGGGCGCAGACCCTCAGGACCCTGAGATTCAACAGAGTATGCAGGAACAATTAGCTCCTGAAAATCTGAAGAGTCTGCCGGATATTCAAAACTTCTTTGACAAGAGCTATCGTAGCCTTTGTGAAGAGTGGGCTCAGCATCAGTACAAAATTGATGAAGATCGATTTAAGATGGATGAGCTTGAAGAACGTGGTTTCCGGGACAGCTTGATTACTGATCGTGAATACTGGCACTTCCGTATGGGAGAAGATGATTACGATATCGAACTGTGGAATCCGGTACTTACTTTCTACCACAAGTCTCCGGATGTGCGTTACATTTCTCAAGGTAACTGGGTCGGAAAGATTGAGATGATGACTGTGGCAGACGTCATAGATAAATACGGCTATCTGATGACTCAAGAACAACTTGAGTCTCTTGAAGCTATTTATCCAGTAAGATCTGCAGGTTATCCGCTCCAGGGTTACCAGAACGATGGTAGCTACTACGATGCTACTAAAACACACGAGTGGAACACCAATATGCCAGGTCTGGCCTATCGCCAGTTTGTATCCATGTATGATAACTTCATCTACAACGGTGGAGATATTATCAACTGGATTATGGGTGAATCAGAAGACTACTTTGACATGGGCATGGCCTTTATGCTCCGTACTACAACAGCATACTGGAAATCTCAGCGCAAAGTAGGCCATCTTACAAAGATCACAGAGTCTGGCGAAATGATTACAGATATTGTAGATGAAAGCTTTAAGGTTACCGACAAGCCTATCTATGATACTACTCTTATCAAAAACAAAAATAAAGACAATCTTATCTTCGGCGAACATGTTGAATGGATCTGGATTAACCAGGTTTGGGGAGGCGTAAAGATTGGTCCTAACCACCCATCTTTCTGGGGTATGAATAACCCGGGCGGTGTAAACCCTATGTATCTGGGTGTTGGCCAAAACAAAATAGGACCTCTCAAGTTCCAGTTCAAAGGAGACAGTACTTTATACGGTTGCAAACTTCCTGTAGAAGGATCTGTATTTTCAGATAGAAATACACGCTCTACCGCGCTTGTAGATCTTATGAAACCGTATCAGATTGGATACAACATTGTAAACAATCAGATTGCAGATATCCTAGTGGATGAGCTGGGGACCGTGATTCTGTTGGATCAGAACGCGCTGCCTCGCCATTCACTAGGTGAAGATTGGGGTAAGAACAACTTGGCTAAGGCTTATGTAGCAATGAAGAATTTTCAGATGCTACCTCTTGATACAAGTATTACAAATACTGAGAACCCGCTTAATTTCCAGCATTTTCAAAAGCTTGACCTTGAGCAAACTCAGCGCTTAATGTCAAGGATACAGCTTGCCAACTATTTCAAGCAACAGGCTTTTGAAACAATAGGAATCACTCCGCAACGCTTGGGTCAGCAGATTGGTCAAACCAATACAGCTACCGGTATAGAACAAGCTATCGCAGGATCCTATGCTCAGACAGAGATGTACTTTATACAGCACTCTGATTATCTAATGCCTCGAGTTCACCAGATGAGAACGGATCTTGCTCAGCATTATCATTCTACAAAACCTTCTCTGCGTCTTCAGTACTCTACCAGTAAAGATGAGGCTATTAATTTCCAAATCAACGGTACAGATCTTTTGCTTCGTGATCTTAACGTCTATGCTACAACCCGGGCAAATCACAGAGCCGTAGTAGAGCAAATGAAAAATCTTGCTGTATCTAATAATACAGCTGGGGCATCTATATACGATCTGGGAACTATTATCCAATCAGAGTCTCTTGCAGAACTGGATCATGTTCTCAAGAATACCGAGAAAAAAGCTCAAAAGCAGCGTCAGGAACAGATGGCTCACGAGCAGAAGATGAAAGAGATGGAGATGCAGCAGAAGACTCAAGAAAAGCAAATGGAGCTGGATCACAAAATGGCCGAGGCAGAAAAAGACCGTCGAAAGGATCTTCTTGTTGCAGAAATTCGAGCAGCGGGTTATGGCGCTATGCAAGACATCGATCAGAACATGCAAAGCGATTTCAGAGATACTATGGAAGAAATGCGCAAAACAGACGAGTTTCAGCAGACTATGGGCTTTAACCAAAACAAAGAAACAGCTAAGCAAATGGCTCATCAGGATAAGATGAATCTTGAAAGAGAAAAGCTTGCTGCTCAGAAGGATATGAAGCAGATGGAGATTGAAATAGCTCGCACTAATAAGAACAAGTATGATGTTCCAAAAAAGTCCGAATCTAAGAAAAAATAACCCTTTAGCAATATACTGCGCTTAATCTTGTATAGTACTTTAAAAAGTGTAAATATTAAAAGTTTAATCGCATATTTTTGCTATATTACATTGTCAGTCAAGTATAACCAACCAACAATATGGCAGAGAATAATGAAAGCGGTACAACTACCGTAACAACCGTAGACTTGGATATTGATAATATCCTAGGTACCCCAGGCGCTGAGAATATCATGGTTCCCAGCGACTCACAAAAGAAAGAGACTGCAAAGCCCTCAATCTTTAGTGCAAAACCTGTAGACATGTCGTTCCTTGAAAAGGATGAAGAAGATGATGAATCTGAGTCTCAACCAGCAGCCCAGGAAACAAAAGCTGCAGCTGTTACTCAGGAACAGATTCTAGAGCAGCTGGATGAGCTGAATGACTTTGAGACCGATAAAGGTACAGGTCGCCCTAAAACGGATAAGAGTGCTATGATTGAGCTTACTAAAAAGCTAATCGAAGCCGGTAAACTGATTCCGTTTGATGACGACAAGCCTATCGAAAAGTACACAGTTCAAGATTTTGAAGAGCTATTAGAAGCTAATATGCAGGAAAAAGAACGCAAGATGCGTGAAGAAGTTCCTCTAGAGTTTTTTGATAGCTTGCCTCAAGAGCTCCAGTATGCCGCCAAGTATGTTGCAGATGGAGGAAACGATCTAAAAGGTCTGTTTCGCACATTGGCTCAGGTAGAAGAAGTACGATCGCTAGATCCTCGAGATGAAAGCGACCAGGAGCAAATCGTTCGTGCTTACCTACACGCTACCCAGTTTGGAACCTCTGAGGAGATCGAAGAGGAAATTACAGCCTGGAAAGATCGTGATGAACTAGGCTCAAAAGCTAACAAGTTCAAGCCAAAATTGGATGCGATGCAGCAACAGATTGTTGCCCGTCAACTGAACCAGCAAGAGCATATGCGTAAACAGCAGGCCGTTCAAGCTCAGATGTACATGGAGAATGTGTATAAAACACTAGACCCAGGCGACCTCAATGGAATCAAGTTAGACAAGAAGACTCAAAGCATGTTGTATGCAGGTCTTGTTCAACCTAACTACCCATCTATCTCCGGAAGACCTACCAACCTTTTGGGACATCTTTTGGAAAAGTATCAGTATGTAGAGCCTCGTCATGACCTTATCGCGGAAGCTCTGTGGCTGTTATCTGATCCAGATGGATATCGTGCAAAGGTGAAAGAGGGCGGAAAGAAAGAAGCTAATGAGAAGACAGCTAGAATGCTTAAAACAGAGCAGGCTAATAAGAACTCTTCGTACACACCAGATGACGAAGAGCGTATTACACCTCAGCAGTCTCAAAAGAAGCTTCAAAGAGCTAGTAACAATTTTTTCAAACGATAACAAACAACTAACAATTAACAATTAAACAGAGATGAGTACTCCAGTTTTAAACAATGGTCTATTTCTCCGTGATACGAACTACCAGGCTAGTTCTCACGTAGATTCTTACCACTTAGTAAACATGCTGAAAAATGCAGAACCTATGGACTTAGGTCCAGTAGACATCTGGGCTATGACCCAGAAGGTTGAAATGCCTCTTTATCAGCTTTCTAGCTTTGGTGGAAAGAATATTATTATGGTTGATAATGCTCGTGGTGAGTATAAGTGGCAGACTCCTGTGTCTCAGGATCTTCCTTATATCATCGAAGACATTGAACCACAAAACACTACTAAAGGTGTTGACGGTACAACCTTCAAAATCAAAATCAACCGTCGCGAGTTTGGACATGGTGATATCATCACTTATGACAAGTACAATGGTTGTGAAATGTACATCACTGCTGATGATATCCTTCCTATGGGAGATGGTTTCATCTACACTGTGCAGTTGGTAAACAATGACAACTACAAGTATTTGGATAACAAATATCTTGCAAACGGAACTAAGATCTTCCGTAAAGGTTCGGCTCGTGGTGAATACGGTGAGCGTTTCTCCGACATCATGACTCGCTCTGGTTTCCGCGAGTTCTACAACTTCGTAGGTGGAGCTGAAGCACACGTACACTACTCAGTATCTTCTCGCGCTGACTTGATGGCTCGTGGTGGTATGAATGCTGATGGTACAGTTCCTGTAACTGAAATCTGGCGCAACTTTGATAAGAGCATGGACCCTGCAATCACTAAGATTGAAGACATGGTATCAAAGATGGGCAAAGATTATGTAAAGCGTGCTATGGGTAACGGTACACTTACTCGTACATTCCTTACTACGATGGAAGCAGCTCACCTTACTAAGGTTGCTACAGACATCGAGACTTACTTGATGTGGGGACATGGTGGTCGTGTTAAACAAGACGGACCAGATGATATCCGTATGTCAGTAGGTCTTTGGAAGCAGTTGGATAACTCCTTCAAGCGTGTTTACAATAAGAGCTCTTTCAACCTTGAGTTGTTCCGTGCTGAATTGTACAACTTCTACGCGGGTCGTGTTGAGTTCCAGGGTCCAGATCCTAAGCGTCAATTGATCGTTCAAACCGGTATGGGTGGCATGCGTCTTGTTAACGAAGCTATCAAGCGTGAAGCTGCTAACTCAGGTCTTGTAATCCAGGCTGCTCAGAATAACGGTATCGGAGCTATCTCCGGCCAGGGCATGGATCTTGGATTCGGATTTGCGTACACTAGCTACGTGATCCCATTCCTTGCTAACGTGAAGTTTGTTCTTAACCCAGCGTTTGATAACGTACATACCAACGATATTGAAAACCCAATCATCGATGGTAACCCATTGTCATCTTATAGCTTTATCATCTTCGATATCACTGATACCGGAAACGATAACATCTTCATGCTGAAGTTATCTTGGGATAACCAGTTGAAGTGGTGGTACCAGAACGGTACTATGGATTACATGGGCCGTACACAAGGATTTGCATCTACCGGTCAGTTTAACGGTTACCGCGTATACATGACTCAAACAATGCCAGCAATCTGGGTGAAAGACCCAACCAAGGTATTGAAGATCGTTATGCGTAACCCAATCACCGGCGGATCATTCTAATGCTCCGCACTCGCACTGGCAAGGGAGTACCCGTAAGTCTCCCTTGCAATCAGTGCCTTAGCTCAGATGGTGTTTTGCCGGCAAACAGTAGAAACACGAAAGGTTCGATCCTGATCTGAGCTCTAACGTCAGTAATATAACCAACCAACAATCAACAAAATGAGTAACTTTATCATGACAGAGCTCCCTACGCTTTCAGAGCAAGGGAATGTTTCAATTAAACCGTTCTTTGACCCTAATGTGGATAATCTAGGTTTGCAGAACTATGGCTTATCTCTTTTCGATGGAGTATTCCACGAAGAGCAACTTGCTTGCATAGAGCAAAATGGTACAAAAAGGTATATCACCGGTTTGAATCCTTTTGCTCCAGAAGTAAAACTTCTTCCTCAAGAACTTCGTGAGGCTCGGATTAAAGAGATTAACAAAATAGTTTCACAGCTAGAGGCTGAGCTTAATGCTAATATTCTTGATCCTAACGATCCGGATTTTTGGAATAAGGTAAAGCTTCTGCGTCCTGATAACTATGAGTTTTGGGAAAAGATCTCAATTCGCTGTGGTAATCAGCCGGTTCCTCTTGATCCGTCGAAAAATCCTTTTGATTTGATCAAGTTATATGCTGTTGAAGCTGGAGGATTCTCAATTGTAGCAAAGAGCTACGAAGATGCGAGAAGTCGTCCGGTGTCACCAAAGTTCTACCTCGATAAATCTATCAACACTATTGCTAGCAAAACAGAGATCAAAAAGCTTAAGAACAAAGCTCTTGTTGAACTTGAAGGTTTATTCCGTTCTAAACAGAATAAGCTTATGTATGTAGCAAAAGTTGTAGACGGTAACAGTGTTCAATACAAGAAGTCTACACCTAATGATGTTATCTATGATAACATGGATAAGTTTATCAACGGTGAAGGTGTAGAAAGCAACATACGTCGTGCAGCTGAAACCTTTATTGATGCTGCCTCTTTAGATATCGAAACTCTTAAGCTTAAAGCTCTTGTGAAAGATTCAACTTTCTACAAGTTGATTTCACCTAAAGGTGACGGCATGATTTACCACTTAGCTACAAACAGTATTATGGGCCGTAATCCATCAGAGTGTTTGGAGTTTTTGAAGAATCCTTTAAATGATAAAATCCTCGAAGATCTTCTTAAGATTGTAGAGGCTAACTGGAAAAAATAAAACATCATACCATGGCTAAAAATCAAGCAGGCGTTGGAGGGGTAAAGAACCCTAACACCGTATTCACAGAAGTAGTGAAGAATCCTACCCGTTATAAGGGCGGCATGAACACTTGTCCTGAAGTTGTTAAAAACCCTACTCGTTATACAGGCGGTCTGAATCAGGCAGCTTGTGACGTTCCTAAAAAAGGTAAGTAATGGCAAAGAAATCTAGTAAACCCGGACCTAATAAGGTAAACATGAAGACTGTAGGTAAAACTACAGCTTTAGTTACAAACTATGGTAAGAACTACAAAGGACCTCAGCCTAATAAGTCTAGAACAGGAAAACCTGCTCCAGCTTTCAAAAAAGGCGGAACGCTTAAGAAAAAGAAATAACTGTGGCAAAACAACAAACTAAGGTATCTTCATCAAAAACAGTTTTTGGTAAGAGAAGAGTAGGTAAAGCTAAAAAGCGTAAATCGCCTAAGGATAAACTTACTAAACCTTATATTGGACAAGGAAAGTAAAACTATGGCAGCCAAAGATAAAAAGTGGATACAAAAAGCAGTGAATCCTAAACATAAGGGTTACTGCACCCCTATGTCTAAGCCGACATGTACACCAAAAAGAAAGGCTCTTGCCAGAACTTTTAAAGCAATGGCTAAAGCTAGAAAAGGAAAATAACCATGGCTAAAACTAAAAGCAAAGTAAACCAAGCAGGAGTCTATACCAAACCAGGTATGAGAAAATCTTTGTTCAACAAGATTAAAGCTGGTTCTAAAGGCGGAGATCCCGGCGAATGGTCTGCTCGTAAAGCTCAGTTACTTGCTAAAGAGTACAAGTCAAAAGGTGGAGGATACAAAACCAAGAAGTAATGGCAAAGAATCCTCAGCAAAGTCTTAGAGACTGGACAGATCAAAAGTGGATGACTTCTGGCACTTATGCTAATAAGAAGAAGGGATCATCTAAAGAAGTAAAGTCAAAGGGTAAGAAAAGATATCTTCCCGAATCAGCTTGGTCTTCTTTATCTGCCGGAGAAAAGGCTGCGACTAATAAAGCAAAAGCTGAGGGTAATAGAAAAGGTAAACAGTTTGTTTCCCAACCAAAAAATATAAAGCAAAAAACTAAAAAACACAGATAATGGCAAAGAACGCAAAACAACAAGCGGCAATAGCGATGTCTATGAAAGCTGTAGGTAAGAAGCCTAAGATGGCTAAAGGTGGTGCAGCAGGCACTGCTCTTAAGAATGCCTTGATTAAGGCAGGTTATAAAAAAGGCGGATCTACTAAGAAAAAGTAATGGCAAAGTCACCAGCTTGGCAGCGCAAAGAAGGCAAGTCTCCTAGTGGAGGACTCAATGCTAAAGGTAGAGCTTCTTATAACAGAGCTAACCCTGGTAAACCTGGGCTTAAAGCTCCACAACCTGAAGGTGGTTCTAGAAAGAAATCTTTCTGTGCCCGAATGTCAGGTATGAAGAAGAAGCTTACTAGCAGTAAGACAGCTAATGATCCCAATAGCCGGATCAATAAAGCGCTGCGTAAATGGAAATGTTAACCTTTAAATACTATAAACAATGAAAAAAGTAACACCAAAAGCAAAAACCGGAAAGATGGTAAACCCTAATCCTACAGCTAAAGCGTCTCCTATGAAAAGCGGAGGAAAGGTTATGGCTAAAACAGGAAGAACTATTACTAAAGATCAGCCTCTGAATGCTCAAAATTCAGGTATGGCTAAGTACGGTAAGTCTATGACTAAAGCTATGTACGGCAAGTCTATGATGAAAAAGGGTGGTGCCAAAAAAGGCAAGTAATCTAAGAGATGGATAATAATACCATATATCTAAAGATTAAGCAACGTCTTAACAAACTTGCTAGCAACGACTATGATAACATAGAGTGCTGGCAAGTTGTTGAGGCTTTTAATAAGGGCCAGGTAGAATGGTGCCGTAGAAACCTTCATGGCACAAATCTTAAGCAAGAAGGGGATGAGCAATCTAAACGCCGGATAGATGATTTGCAGAAGCTGCTTATTAGCGTTCCTGTAGTATTATCAGATGCCCAGCTTTATTTCGAAACCCCCGATATTCCTGCTGATTATTTAGAGTGGAAAAGAATCTCGGCTTATGCCAAAAATGATTGTTGCCCTAAAGGCCGGCGGATGGTTATTTACCTCGCTGAAGAAGGCAACGTAGATGAATTACTCCGAGATAAAAACAAACAACCTAGTTTTGAGTGGGCAGAAACTTTCTGTACTATTATCAACAACCGGGTGCGTATTTATACCAATAATAAATTTTCGGTAGAAGATGTAGAACTTTCATATTACCGTCAACCGGTAAGAATCCAAATAGCTAACTGTGTGGACCCGTATACACAGCAAGTAAGCCTTGTCAATGTAGAATGTGAGTTTAAAGATGATCTTGTAGAGGTGCTCATTGATGAAGCGGTAAAAATCATAGCGGGAGATATTGAGTCAATAAATCAGATGCAGCGTGCTTCGCAGTCTGTAGAACAGAATAACTAACAATGGAAAAGCCCGGAAATATCCTAAAGCGTAGTCTAAAGACAGATAGTCCTGCCGCTCAACAGACTATACAAAAAAAACCTTCTGTTAAAAAACATAATCCTCTTATCAGTGATCACTGTATAGAGTATTTGAATTACAGGATTGAACAAGAAGAATATTCTGGCAGAATATATCTTGCTATGTCTATGTGGTTGAATGATAATGGATATCTCAATGCGGCTAAGCTATGGAAGAAGTATTCTGATGAAGAAATGCTTCATGCTAACGATGCTAGAGAATATCTTTTAGCTATGGGCGTACAGCCTCTGACTCCTAAGTTAGATGCTCCTAATCAGTCTTTTACAGGACTTCCTGATATTATCCAGAGATCTTATGAACATGAGATCGAGGTTACTACTCAGATTAAAGACTTATCGACAGAAGCTCTTAAAAAAGGTGATCATATGCTTTATCAGTTAGGTTTGGCTTACTTAAAAGAACAAGTAGAAGAGCATGGAAAGATGCAAGATCTCATGGATCAGATTGAATCTTTTGGTACAGATAAGATAGCTATGCGTCTTTTTGACCACGAGCTGAAAGATTACCTCTAAAAAATATTTATATTAGTTTGCAAAATCTGATATAAAATCTTATATTATAGTGTTAATATTGTTTATCAACCTAAAATCAAACAAAAATGGCTTATTTTAACCACGCCTTTACCAAGATGTTCTTAGGAACTCAGGTAACCGGATCAGGGGCCGGTCAAAACCCTAACACAAATCTTAGTGATGGTTTTATTATTACTTCTGGTATTCCAACCTCTGCGTTGGCTAATACTACAGGTACAGTAAACAGTATCTATGGACCAGGGTCTTATGGATTCTTTGACGCAACTACTTATTTATCTGTTACAGAATCAGATATTACAGGATGTTGCCCATTGATTCTTGCGTCTGCTTCTCTTTTGTCTAAAGACAAAATCGGACCTTTCCACGGTGGATACAAAGAATCTAACAAGTCTAAGGTTATCAATCCTCGTTATGTAACTAAAGCTTACGTAGTAGAGGAGTGTGCTCCTCAGCAGTCTATTACTTCTATTGGTAATACTGCTTACACTAGCACTTTGGTTACAGCTATGTCTGTAACAATTACTGACGGCGGCACCGGATATACTCCAGGTACTTATACAAACGTTCCTTTTACCACATCAGGATCAGGTGTAGGTGTTTTGGCAACAGTTGTTGTTTCCGCTGGTGGAGTAATCACTAGTGTAGTAATTACTAACTTCGGTTACGGATATGTGTCAACAGACACAATTACTCCAAATGATACAGCTTATCCAGCTATCGGTACTCCAACTGATGATGCAATTATTACTCTTACAGTAACAGGTGCTCCTGCAAACTGCTGCTATGAGTTCCTTTGCGGAGAAACTTACTACTTGCGTATCGATCTTAAAGGGTCTCCGGTTTTGCGTTATCTTAACCACAATGCTTATCAGACTCTTTCAGCTTACACTGGATGCTGCTCTGGTCCAACTCCAACTGCAGTAGATTCTACTTTGGTTATGATTGAGTGGGGTAAAGCATTAGTTATTAACCAGTATCTTACACCTTTTGTTCTTCCAGTTGTATTTGATGAATCAGGTGTAGCTTGGTTCCCTCCAGGAACTACTGTAGATCCTACAACAGGAGCTCCGGTAACTTCGGCTCAGTGGTGGGATGCTTATGTATCTCCAGGTCACACTCCAGGTGAGTGCGCAGGTTTGCGTTTATTTGGTGCTTATGTAGAGACTAAGTTTGGTAACTGTTCTTTCCAGCTTACTGACTTCTTCGAAAAAGAGCCTGTGTTGATTTACGCTTCTCTTGTTGATTATAACGGAGATCCTTGCGTATTCGAAAGCATCTGCGTTTATCGCGAGTGTACAGGTCTTCAAGGAATGGGCTTTGGTGAGCAAGTTGTTCGTGATTTGATTCTTGCTGAATCTTATCTGCAGAACTTCTTCCACACTGATATCCGTATTCGTGAAATCACTCAAGGTGATCAGATTTTGAATAGTGTAAACCGTAACGCATTATATACTCGTTACTACCTCTTGCACAGTGTTCCTCGTCTGAACAATCCTACCGGTGTATTTGATAACGATCAGTACATGTTGGAAATTATTTCTACAGGTCGTAACACTGATTTGGAAGACTTCTTGAATACTTGGTTAGAAGCTTGCGCAGGTTGTGTACCATTTGAAGTAAACTCTTGTGTACCTTGCGTAGTTGTTCCTAACTTCGAACCAGTAGGTTAATATTTTCTTGTAATCTGGGAGAGTGAACTCTCTCCGTATATAGGGGGAGAGTTCATCTCCCCCTATTTTTATTATAGCTATGGCCCAACACGTTCTTAGTCTAGAAGCTCCAGATACGATGAATAAAACTATTCTTCGTATTGTTGATACAAGTGTTTATAATACCCAGATTCCTGTAACCTGCCCTTTATTGCAAGTAACGCTTCCTGGTTTTGATAGACCTGTAAATTTTGACAGTTCTTTTATACAACCCGGTTTTATCTTAAATTTGACAGCTTGTGATTTAGAAATCCAGACGGCCGGTTGTGGTACAACCTATAATAATCTTGCAGATGGGATTTACATTATTAAGTATAGCGTATCTCCTAATGACCAAGTTTATGTAGAGTATAACCATCTTCGTATGACTACAGCGTTGTGGAAGTATTACAACTTGATGTGTGATCTAGACTTGGGCGCTTGCGATCCTCCGGAAAAAGTAAAGGACAAGCTTAATAAGCTTCGTCTTATCCGGATGTATTTGGATGCTGCAAAATCTCTTGTAGAGTTTTGCCATCAGCCTGATAAAGGAATGCAGATCTTTAATTACGCCGTGCGTCAGCTGGACAAAATGGATTGCAAGTCTTGTTAGTGTAACCAACAAAACCTATATACCATGACTTGTTCAAATTGCGGTGCTAAATTATCTTGTGGCTGTCAAAAAAGAGTAGCTTCTAATGGAGCTAATGTGTGTTCTACTTGTCAAATTTCTTATGAAGCTATGCTTAAAACACCGTCAGCCCCATCTAGTCCAAATGCTCCTTCCAATATAAATATCAAGTATAATCCTCCTGGTAGACGTTAAATGCAAACCTCAAAGACATATTGGGTCGGTGCATCCGGCACTGCTTATCGCTTAGATAACTTTACTCTTCCTTGGATTAATGTTTCTGTAGCTAATACTTTTCCAGATGCTGCAAAGCTTCCTCTCTACGATGTAGAGACAGATCCTATCGATTCTAATAAAGTCTTTGCTGTGGGTATGGGTAATCCCTCAGATTCAATCTTTGGGATATACGTATCTACTGATGGAGGAGTCACCTGGTATGTCCCCGGGGGAAACTACCAAACAAATCAGTTTAGTTCTACACAGATTACCTGGTATGAGGTCCATGTTCAGGATTCTCAAAATATCATGGTATCTGGTCAGAACGGTTATATTGCTGTAAGTACAGATGGAGGTTTAACTTTCAATCTAAGTACTCAGATGCCTCTTTTACCAGAAGGAGGTTTAGCACCAGATTACCCTACTTGTTATAGTTTACATTTTATCAGCCCTTTGATCGGGGTAGTAGGTACTCGTAGACATGTGCTTATTACATATGATGCCGGTGTTACTTGGCTCATTCTTAATTTAGGTAATCCTATTACAAGTACTTTAGGCCAGTTTGCTCTTGAGATTCGAGGTATACATTTATCTGCAGATCAACAGACTGTTGTAGCTCTTTCTAGTAATTACATATTTACTTCTACTGACGCTGGAAATACTTTTGTAGATACAGAATCTTTCCTTGGAGAGAACGGTTTACACCTTACTTGGACAACCGATTCTATTCTTTGGGGATTTGGAGCTAGAGATATGGTATTCCAGACTCTAGATGGTGGTTCTACTTGGAGTGTTATCCAACCTTATTTTGCACAAGGGCTGCCTCATTATGCCGGTCATTTCTATACGAACACCGAAGGGTTTTTTAGTGAGAACAATGAGCTATTCTCTACTTCGAATGCTGCTTTAACAGGAACATCTTCTTGGTCTGGAAACATTCGTATAAATGCTGTTTGGACAGTAAGAGAACCTGTTGTATGCTTTCTTCTTGAAGACTGCGAAGACAAGTTGCCTGATATTATAACAGATACAGATCTTTCTTCTTATCTGGGTCAAGTAATAAAAATTAAAGGTTACACAGCTTGTTGGACTGTATCTGAGACTCAAAACTGTGATACAGTTGTACCGGTAACAGTATCTGGTACACCATATCAAGACTGTACAGCTTGTTTATCTGTACCTTGTTATTTACTTACAGATTGTAGTAATCCTCAAAATACTATAGAAGTTACTAATCCAGAGTTTGCTGGGTATATAAATCAAGTTGTACAAATCTGTTCTGAAGCCGGATGCTTTTGTTATACAATAACAGATAACGGAACATGTTTACCTAACATTCTCTTATACACTTCTATTACGTGCTTTGAAGATTGTCAAAGTTGTTTACCTCCGCCTATTCCTCCAGTTGAACTTATTAAGCGTACGGTAAAACCTGGATACAATACACCAGGATGCCCACCGGCTTATACAGAAAAGATCAACTGTACATTTGGAGAACAGGTTTGGGATGAAGTAGTAGCTGTAAGATATGGCGTAAAGATTTGCTGTGATCACGATGTGGATAAGTGGGATATTAAAAAACAAATACTCGATTTGAAAGCTATTTATGACCCTGCTTTAGATATACCACCTACACCTAGTTGTAAATGTTATATCATAAATCAGTATGCTGGATCAGCTACATATAAGTTTATTAACTGTGGTGGAGCACTTACTGAAATTGTAAGCGCGCCTAATACTACCTATAATATCTGTGCTCAAGACTTTCCAAAAGTTTATTGTTTATCTGAAGGAGGTTCTTTTGAGATAACTAAACAAGATACTTCTTGTACAGATGATTTAGGTTGTATACCTATTCCTTGTTATTGTTACAGCACAATTAATACAACTAGAAATCCAATAGATGTTACATATATAGATTGTGCTACAAAAACACAAGTTACTGTATCATTACCTAATGGAGAAGGCTTATACATCTGTGCTCAAGAAGGTAGTGTTATTGGTGGTATAGTATCTCCCCCTGGAGAATCTTGTAATACATCTGAAGAATGTCAACCCATCTAATTTGTAAAAGAGCTAATAATTCCCTATATTATAGGGAGAATAAAAGATAAAAATGAAGCCTCTAAACGCCGATTCTGCAAGCTGTACGCCGATCTCATCAAATTGTGTGATCTGGCAGGGCCCCGATATTCCGTGTATAAAACTCTGTAAAGGAGATACAATAAGCGCTGTTGTTTACAAGCTTGCTGTAGAACTCTGCACAATTATGGAGCAGACGGATATAACTAATTATGATCTTACCTGTCTTAATATTCAGGGATGTGGGCCTAAAGATTTAGCAGAACTCATTCAGATTTTGATTGATCGTATCTGCGCTTTAGAAGGTTGTTGTAATGATAACCCACCTACACCGGGTACGGGTTGTCAAGATTGTGTTGTTAATATCGCTCCGTGTTTTTATTATACAAATGAGCTTGGGGATACGATAACTACCATGCAGCTAAACGACTATGTTTTAGCTATTGGTAATCGTGTTTGTAGCATTTTAGATCAGATCACGATCATCAATGCTATTCTTAATAACCATGAGATCCGAATCACGGCTTTAGAAAACGCTCCTCCTCCAACATTTACACTTCCTAAAGTAACACCTGTTTGTGTTCTTCCATCTGTACCTACAGATATGAACCTGGTGTTATCAGCTTTGGAATCTCAGTTCTGTACTTTACTTACAGCAACTGGGACAGCTACAAATATTTTTGATGCTATTCTTTTCCAGTGTCCTGGATTAAATAGTGCTCCAAGATTAGGAGGTCCGGGAACAATGTCTTCTATACCAGGTTGGGTAAATACTGTTCAGAATCTTTCTGACTCTATTAAAAACATCTGGTTAACCATCTGTGATTTAAGAGCTGCGGTAGTAAATATTCAAGAGAACTGTTGTCCTCAAGCTTGTGATGGAATCGATATTACTATTACAGCTAGTTTGACCGGAAGCACGCTTACTATTTTCCCTACAGGAACTATTCCTGCAGGATTTACACAATGTGCTCCAAGCTTCCTTACATCGTTTAACGTGTCTGATGAAAGCGGCAACTCGATTGTTCTTACTGGTGATATTATTGGTAACCTCAATTCTAGTATTGTTTTCAATCTTGCAGCTACTCCAATCAATGTTTTAGATAATCTGACCATTACAACAACAGTATGTCTTACTAAAGATGGTAATGTCTGCAGTTATAGTCTTAGCTACTACTTAGCTAATACGGGAGACTGTCCGGTTATAACCTATAGTGTAACAGACACAACTATTAATTATAGTGGTTTGGTAACTATGACTGGTACTGCAACATATATTGTAGAACTTTGGAATGGAGCAGGAACAAGTTTGTTATCTAGCCAGTCTACTGCTCTTACTGTTCCGCCAGCAAGTCCTTTAACGGGTACCTTTAGCAGTCTTACTGCTAGCACTACTTACAAGCTAAGAGTAAGAGTAACTTCTGGCGGATCTACTATATTTACCTGTCCATTTACTACAGTGGTGACCCTTGCTCCGGCATGTCCTCCACCAACTAGTGTTGTACCTTCAATAACTATCCCATAATATGGCAACTTGTCCAACATGTAAATGCACAAAACTACCGTGTGGGTGTGAAGATCAAGGTCTTCACACCGGCTCACCGTGTGCTATTAATACACCATATTGTCCAAATCCTGAACCGTGTCCAGAGACATTTAGCGATTGCTGCATTATCCACAATGGAGATACTATTTATGCGGGAGCTAATAATCCTACTCAAATATTTCCGATTGCTCAAGGAGAAAGACTTTGTGATATTCTTCAAAAAATGGTAGTGTGGCTTCAAGATCCTGAAGCTGTTATAGGAGACTGTCCGGCCGTTATAGGTATTAAATCTATGGCTATCACTTCTACAAGTATTCAGGTTGTTTGGACTACTTCCGCAGGAGCTGTTAACTATGTAGTAGGCTATACTACCGATCCAGGTGTTGTAGCTTGGACAAATAGTGCTTCTCTTGCACCTACTACGACTAGTTATACTATTACCGGACTTACGGCAAATACTACATATTTTATAAGAGTAGTACCTACATGCTTAGCTCCTGCAAGTAACCCTTACGTCATCATTCAAGTAACGACCAAATCAGTGTAAAATGGCTCCAGTACCAGCAACGCTTCAAATAGACTTTACCAGTAATTATCCAGCAGGATCTCATAGAGTTTGCTATCGAATCGCAGGATCAGGATCACCTTATACATGCACTACAGTAGCATGTACACCGTTTGTGCCCCCTGCTCCTCCTGTAGGTTGTCAAGCTCTTATTGCTATTACAGTAGACAACGAATCTTGTGATCCTGTAACTTACGAAGGATATGTTCAAGCTACCTGCGAAGCACTAAGTTCTACTGCGGGTAGAGGACCTTTCACAATTACATTTACTCCTGCGCCTACGTGTACTCCAGTAAGACTTCAGTGTAACAATGTAGACATACTTAGCATTACTATTACGAACGGCGGTACAGGTTACGATCCTCTTAGTCTTCCAAATGTAACTGCAGTTGGAGGAGGAGGAACTTCTGTTCTTACAGCTGTGGTAAGTGGAGGTGGAGTACTTACGGGAATAAATGTAGTATCTTCTTCTGGATATTCTTCTTTACCGGCAATATCTATTGATCCATCACCTGCTCCAGGCGGCGTTCAAGCAACAGCGGTTGCGGTAATGTCTCCTTGTCCTGGATTTGTTGCAGGTGATAACTGTGACGGATCATCTAAAGGTTCTATCGGTGAACAAGAAATTGGTGCAGATTTTAATATCTGTTATACCGGTGGTTTAAGTGGAGGAGGAACTCCTGTGTTCCCTTCAGAATATACAGCTACCAATGCTACAACAGAGTGTTGCTATGATTGTAGGATTTATACTATTTCCGCAATCGATCCATCAACTGCTGTAACTTATAGCGATTGTACAAATAACGGTAATACTGCAACAGTAAACGTATTACTAGGAGCTCCTCCAACAATTATCTGCGCAACAGAGGGATCTGTTACTGCTTATCCTTCTTCAGGTGTAAGTATTGTAATGGGAGCAGCTTGTTAAAAATATGTCATGGGTAAAGTTGGTTTACTAATGACTGACGGCGGGGGCCCTGGGGAAACTCAGGGCTCTTTTGCATCCTAAACCTAGAATGTTTATTTTTATCACTCAAAAAGTTTTTGTATATTATATCTGCCCAAGTCATAATGGAAACATTTCAAAGCCCTGATATTAAAGCTCCTCGTTTTAGATTAACATCTAAGAGTTATCTCAATCGTGAGACCTTTGATGCTTTTTTCAAAAAGCATCCAGAGTATAGCTCTTACAACATGGAAGATGTTAAAAAAATCATTAACACTTTCAACGAGATGATTTACAAGGGGATTATAGAAGAGCGCGATGGAATAGAACTTCCGGAAAATCTTGGGAATGTTTTTATAGGATCTTGTAAAGCTCCCAAAAAACAGAACACTGATTTTTATAAATCCAAGGTATATGGAACCAGAGTGATTAATCGTAATCTTGCTTCTGATGGATACCTTGCTAAAATATTTTATACTAACTATCAAAACAGATACAAGTTTCGTAATGCGGGTCTTTGGAAACTAAAAGGTTGTCGGGATTTTACTAGACTTGTTTCTTCTACATATAAAGAAGATTGGCCGAAATACATTGTTATAGAAGAGTACGTAAAGATTTCTTCTATGCTCAAGAAACATAAGATTAAATCTTATGCTAAGATGAAGAGCCAAGAGCCGATCCCAGATAATTATAATGAATTTGATCTAGACTAAGATGATTACAGTAGGCGACAGCATCTCACGAGTACGTAATGTGCTTAAAGCTGTTAAGGAAGATCCTTTCTTGACAGATAGATTTATAGCTAGTATTATTCTTAAATATGCTAAGCTATTGATTAAGCGTCAAGATGATGCTAATAAAATCATGCGCTTTCAAAGCTTGTTTGATGTTTTGCCTTGTGTAGATCTTATTGAAATAGATAGAGTAGAAGCTTGCTGTGGACCAATCAGATCCAAGTGTATTATTAAGCGTACTAAAGAGCGCTTACCTCAAATACTAGAGGGAACATACGGACCTCTTTTCAGATCTGTTACATCGATTGATGGATCTGTAGAGCTTTTCAAAACTTATCCGGCTACATATACCGCGATGAGTAACACTACTAATTTTAAGTATAACAAGACAAAATACTTCTGGTATCTTAACGGTTATCTATACTTTCCAAATATTGAGTGGGATGCTATTCGTATCGAAGCTTTATGGGACGGGGATGTAGAATATTTTAAGTGTGATGTTGACCCTTGTCTTCCTATTCAAGATCAATCATTCAGAATACCAGAATACTTGTTTGCTGAAATAGAGCAGATGGCTCTTAAGGAAATACTTACTACTGGTCAGATTCCATCGGATGGTGCTGATAACCAGCAAAACATTCTTAGATAATGAGCTACAATTATACACTCAAATATAGAACCTTCGAGCAGCTTCTTAGCGAAGTGCTTGTAGATTTTCAGAACTATAATCTGGAAGCTTATATTGAACCTCATCAGCTAATCAAAGTAGCCAAAAGAGTTAACTATGATTTGGGGCTGAGAATCTTTATGACGAAAGAAGCAGTTCTCGAAGTAGAGAAAGGACGTGTAAAACTTCCTGATGATTTCTTTGTCTTAAACTTTGCACTCATCTGTGATGAGGTTACAGTTCACCAAGGCATGCCGCAGGGAACCTGGATAGAAGAAAGACCTTACGTTCCTTTTTATAGAGAACAACCTGCTGTTATAGATCCTTGTACAGCTCCTGTAGTTAATTGTCAAGTTTGTCAGCAACCTTCTTGTACTTGCCAAACAGCTTGCAATATAGATGGAGAGTGCACCGGATCTTTTAATCCACAAGCTCCTTACGGTAACTATTGTAATAAACCACGGGTTTATCTTAATTGTAAAGACGAGTGCTACGAACTGGTACAGATTGTAAAAACTGAGACAAGAACATACAAGCGTCTTATTCCGATTAAGATAATTAACAATGCTCAATCTATAGATTGTGATTGTCCTAATCTTTATTGGGATACTCCTAATATGGCTTGGATAAAAGACAATTACCTTTATACCACTTTAGACTGTGCTAAGATCTATATCAATTATCAAGGCATGTTAGAAGATGAGGAAGGTAATCTTATGGTACCTGATCATGATATGATCAATGAGTATTATGAGTATGCTATGAAGCAACGTATCCTAGAAAATCTTATCATGAACGATGAGCCTCAAGCTGCGCAAAAACTTCAGCTTGTTGAAACAAGATACAGAGCGGCAAGAAACTATGCTTTGAGTATTGTGAATACACCAAACTGGTCAGAGATGAAACAGCTTTGGGAAATGAATCGTAGAGCACAATACGCTAAGTATTATAATATGTTCAAGAGCTATCCATGGAACCAATGGTTCCCGGGTAATCTGGGTGTGGTATCTACTAATAAAGGAAGATAATGGCAGGTTTGCAAAATACATCTAGTCAAGATCCTCGTCGTTTTGACAAGGAGATGAATGAAGATATAAATGATTTTCATCTCTCGCCGGATTCTTGGACACAAGCTCGTAACGCTATCAATAACTCTAAAACAGGAGATATTGGTAAGATAGGTAATGAGCCGTCAAATCTTTTTTGTACAAAAGCTCCTTATCCTATAATCGGTGTAATACATACTCAAGCTGATGAATGGGTTGTGTTTTCTACAGACGATGTAAATTCTGAGATAGGTACTTTCAAAGAGTCTAGCTGTACTTACACTACTTTAGTTAATGATCCTTGTCTTGCTTTTGATAGAGCTAATCTTATCAAAGGAGTGTCTCGCCCTACCGGAGAATGTAGTTTCAAGGTATACTGGGATGATGGAAAAAATCCTTCTAGAGTTCTTGATTTAGAAAATATTCCTTGGATACAAGTTTGTACTGATGAGAATGGTGTAGTTATTCCTGGTCCTGCTGGCTATGATCCTGTTGGATGTATTACATGTGTAGATACTACTAATCTTGATTGTGATAAAATACGGTTAGCAAGACTTGTTACACAACCTTGTATAACAGTACAAAAAGGTACAGGCGGAGGAACATTACCAAACGGTTCTTACTTTGCGGTAATAGCTTATACAATCGGGGGATCAAATACTGAAATAAGTAGTCAAAAAGTTACTGATTACTTTCCTCCGAGCAATCTTCAAAGTTTATTTGATCATGAAAATGTAGCTGGTTCTTTAGATATTATTATAGATTCTATTGATCCAGATTTTGATGAGTATGAGCTTGTTTTAGTATCAATTATTAATCAGCAAACTGTAGCTCGCCGAGTAGGTATTTATAGTACTCAGCAAAAGAGAGTTACTCTCGATATTATTGATTCTCGCTGGGTAAGTGTACCTATTGAAAACATTCCTATTCGTACTACAGTATTTGAAAGATCTGATGCGATGTTTTCTGTAAATGACTATTTGATCAGAACGGGACCTCGTGCAAGATTTGATTTTAACTACCAGCCTTTAGCTAACCAGATTGTTACAAAATGGGTAGCTGTTGAGTATGATCAAGACTATTATAAGGATGGCGGATCAAATACTGGTTATATGCGCGATGAAGTATATGCGTTCTTCATACGCTGGATATATGACACCGGTGATAAGTCTGCATCATATCATATTCCAGGAAGACCAGCTTTTGCCGGAGAAAAGAATTTTCAGGTATCAGATGCTCTTCCTGAAGAAATATCAGGAGGCTTTAACTATAAGTGGGTAATAGAAAATACAGCTTCACAAATCGGCCCTCCAACAGCAATCCCTACAGCAGATGGCGGATTTCAGATTGCTGAAGGATACATGGGCTATTGGGAGTCTACTGAAGAATACCCTGATAAAAAACCAGAGATTTGGAATGCCAATGATCCAGCGCATCCGTGGACAGCTCCTAACATAGTACCTTATCCAGGTACCAATCCTAATGCTAATGGTGATTATGATCTCTGTGGAGAAAAGATTCGTCATCATCGTTTTCCAGATAGTATTTTGAACTTTACAAATGGTACAGCAAACCACTTTGTAGGTTCTTCTCCCAATTTTAATGGTGATCCCGCGATACGGATAATGGGCGTAAAGTTTGAAAACGTGCGCCCACCCGTAGACAATCAGGGTAACATTATTTCTGGTGTTGTAGGATTTGAAATCTTGCGTAGCACCCGTCAAGGGAATCGTACAGTTCTTGCTAAAGGTGTAGTATCCAATATGGGTGTCTACACTATTGAAGGCAACATTACACCTCGCACCGGTTTATATCCTAACTATCCTTACAACGATCTTAATATAGATCCTTTCTTATCTGCTACAGAAACTAATGCGCCTGTTTGCAAAATAGATGGTTCTCCTACGGCTGCAGGAGATGGCTATACGCCAGTAGGAAGTTTTTCTAATACTATTTATAGTTTCCATTCCCCTGATACAAACTTTAGTAAACCTTTTTTATCAGGAAAAGAGTTTAAGATTTATGAAGAACTAAGAGGCACTGTTACAGGGAAGTTTGAGTTTTCTGAAAGACATCCTAAGACTAAGCTTATTTCTAATACAGCTTTTTATACATCAGTTATTGTAGGTATAGGTATAGCATCTGTGGCTATGAATGGGGAAAGAACCATTCGTAGAAACATGCCGTATCAAATCATGACTCCTACGGATCTTATTACAAATGCTCCAGGAGTTGCTGCAGCAAACGCTGGTTATGGTGTTATGGCAACAGCCCTTGCTACCGCTAACGCTGCTGCTTGGGATGCTGGAGGAATTTTAGGTTTGAATGCTTTAGGATTTGGTCCAGGAACTTATTATGCAACTCTTGCGACTATTGGAGCTACTGCAGGAATTATTCCTGGATTAGCTGGATATAGTTATCAAATTGATCAAAAAGGAGGAGCAACTGAAGATATTCCTGTTCCGTTACTTATTGTTCAAGGTATCCCTACTTTTATATCGTTTTGGTCGCAGGGGGTTGATTCAACACTAGATCTTATAAGATCTATTATTAAATATAGAGATTTTGCTCTTAAGTATAATTCTCATTGTTTGTATGATTCTTTTGCTATTCCTCCAGTATCTGGTGATCGTCGTAGAAGTATTATCGAGCAAAGTTATCTTGGGCCGAACATTTTAGATTTTGGTAGCAACTATCGAATCAACAATCTGTTTAGATCTACTACTGTAGCTTTACAAGTAAATTCTCCATTACCTTTTCCTGTAGGTGATAATACTCGTCAGCTTGCTACATCTCCTGTAGCCAATCTTATGGAACCATATGGATTGTTTAATAATCAAATGAGACTTATCAATCCAACAGCAAAAGCTTTCACTACAAATTCGGTTTGCTATTACGTAGGCTATAAGCAAAGACTTCGTAATCAATATGGTCAAATAGAAGGTATAATTCAGGTTCCGGTATCAACTTGTTGGACAGATAAGAGTACTAAATCTACTGCTGAAACAGTAACACTTTTTAATGGTGATATTTACTTAGCTAGATATACAGAAAAGAATACTTTCTTCTATTTCTACGATTGGTTGTATGATCAGCCGGATGGTTATGAGTTTAACTATCTAGAAAAGCGGATGCTTCCTTATCCTCGCTTTTGGCTCAATAGTCAAAAGTTTGAAGTACAGGATTCTATATCGGCGCTTACTGATTCAGTGACGTCGTTGTTTACACCTAGCGATCCAATTTGGGAACAGATTCCACCTAGTAGACAATTTTCTTTAGATGGATATTCTTGTCATGGTATCCTTACTCTTCAAGGAAAAGGCTTTGCTGTAAAGTTTGCGTACTTTTATCTTTTCAACTCTGGAGTAAAAGATTTCTTTGTTGAGACAGAGATTAACGTAGGCTTACGTGATTGGGGCGATATGGATTCTCAGAAACATTACCCTATCCTCGATGTCAAAGCTCTTTTTGATACTTCGATTATAAAAGCCGGTAACTATTACAAATACGATATAAGTCTGGGCATTGGTAAAACGTATCTCAACTATGTTTCCTGGGGAGAAACACAACCTAGAATATATGATCCAAACCTAGCTGAAACTTGTTATCAGTATTATCCTACAAGAGTAATCTACTCTCTACCTGCACAACGTGAAGGCACAAGAGATAACTGGTACTTGTTTCTTGCCAACAACTACTTTGATTTTAACAATAAAGTAAGTTGTATCAAACCGATTAATAAAAACGGTGCGGTAATCTTTTTCTATGCCGAAAGCCCTGTACAATTCTTAGGAGTAGACCAGCTTCAAACAGATGCTGGTACTAAGCTTACGATTGGTGATGGAGGATTGTTTAGTCAACCTATGCAGAGTCTTCTTAATGCTGACAAACCATATCAGTATGGATCTTGTCAAGACAGACTTAGTGTAATCAATACTCCTCTAGGTATCTATTGGATTAACCAAGACCAAGGTAAAATCTTCACTATCAAAGGTGGTATAACAGAAATATCCGGCGAAGATTTGAGATGGTGGTTCCTTAACTATTTACCATACAAGCTTCTCGAGGCCTTCCCTAATTTTGAGTTAGTAGAAAACCCAGTAATCGGTATAGGATGTCAATCTATCTACGACAACGAAAACCAGTTAGCGTATTTTACTAAGCGAGATTTTGTTGTAAAAAGAAGTCTTCCGGCTGGGACTACTATTACATATGTAAACAGGGATAACTTCCTTGTAAACAATATGCTTCCGATAAAGCTAGGCGATCCTGATTATTTTGAAGATGCATCCTGGACCGTAAGTTTTGATCCTAAGCGAGGAGCTTGGATTAGCTGGCACGATTGGCATCCTAATCTTTTGATCCCAGGTAAAAATACTTTCCTGAGCGTTCTTAATGATAATCCTAATCAGAATCAGGAGAATGGTATATGGATACATAATTACCGCTGTGACAGCTACTGTAACTATTACGGTATAGACTATCCTTTCGAGATAGAATATATGGTCAACACTGTGCAGAACGTAAACACATTGCGGTCGATTCAGTATCAGATGGAAGTATACAAATATGCTGATAACTGCTACGATCGATTCCATGTGCTAGATTTTAACTTTGATGAAGCTGTTGTTTATAACACAGAACAGTGTTCAGGTCTTCTCAAGCTTAATCTTACACCTAAGAACAATGCTCCTTTGATCTTGAGCTATCCACAGGTTAACCCGACTAATATTGAGATCCTTTATTCTAAAGAAGAACAGAAGTATCGCTTCAATCAGTTTTGGGATATTACAGATAGCAGAGGAGAGTTTCCGATTGGATCGGCTTATCCTCCTCCTACACCTAACGTAGGTTCGTATGCTGAGAGGATGATTTGGAACACAGAACCTAATGGTTATGTTAGGATTCTTAATCCAAATAACTTAAATTATAGTAAAGATCCTCTGCAAAGAAAAAAGTTTAGACACTACGCAAATTTTGTATTTTTACGTAGAAAGGTGTCTGGCAATCGTAAGATCCTGGTACTCATTACAAACAACAAAAATCTTCTATCTCAGCGATGAAGAAAAAAGGAGCCATAACAAATACCGGGTATCTACCTAACTCGCCAGATAGGTTTAATGATTTCAACATTATACCTAGTCCTTACATTACAATGCAGGGAGTGCCTTATCCTATAATGGCTATACCTAATAACCAGGGTCCTCCGACGGTTATGTATCCTGGACAGAATTACATGTTTCCAGGGAGCACTATGGTGAAGGAAATACCTATGCCTATTTTTGAAACAAAAGAAGATTTCTATAAAGATGCTCTTCGTAGAAAAAGAGATGCTTACTGGGATAATACTTCTTCTGGATCAGGCATACCGTTTCCTACAGCAAACATGCCTTCAAGATCTACAGGTGTACCATGGCCTACGGTAAAATCTGAATATACTGGGATAGCAATGCAAGTAGGGGGTCCTAGACCTACTATTGTTTACGATAGAAATGATCCTAGATTAAAAGCTTATACAGACAGTCTAAGTACATATAACAACGCTCAGCTTTATAATATAGCGATACAAAATTTAGTAAATCAAAACCTTGCAAATCGTGCTACACGTACTCATGATCGTTATTACCTGACAGGATGGGGATCAAATTATGGTTTTTCATCAGAAGACGAAGCAAAGAGAGCTTATCATCAATTTAAGGGGCAGCAAAATAGACTACAATCTCAATACGGATTAGTGTATAATAATGCTGTTAGTCATACAGTTCCTTTTAGGAGTACAGGAACGTTATATTTTCATCATCCTCCAACATATGATCAGCGTCGAGGATTTACAAATGTTTTCGGGGTGTGGCCCCAAACTGCAATTTTTCCAAGACCTCAGCCTGTAATATATCAAGCGCCTCCTGTACCAGCTAAACCGGCATCTAAACCTAAATCAAGTAAGCCGGTGCCAGCCAAACCTAAACCTGCGCCTACTTCAACTCCTGTTTCAACACCAGCACCAGTACCAGCACCAGTACCAGCACCAGTACCTGTACCGGTACCTGTACCGGTACCTGCACCAAAAGTGCCGGCTCCAGTACCAGTAGCTAAACCTGCTACTTATCAACCTCCTCAATACCAGGTTATGCAAGCAGGTAAACCTCTTTTTAATCCGGATGGTAGCCCGGTGATGCAATCAGGTCGTGCTCCTTTACCAGCACACCTTCAAGCACCAAACACAACTCCAGAGCAGCGTGCTGCTTGGTGGACAAGTCATGGATATAATTCAACTGGTACAGGTGTTTATAATGCTCCACCGATTAAAAAAGGTGGTTGGATTAATCAGTATCAGAAAGGTGGAGTAACTATCAACTCAGAAGAAGAGTATCAAAAATCTCTTCTCATGAAGAATAAGACTAAGGAGAGAATAGATGCTGAGAGAGCTTGGGTTGCTAAAAAAGTAGCTGCCGCTAATCAAGCTAAAACTCAGCAACCGTTCTTTACCTCTTTTCCAAAGAGTAGTGGTACACCTTTACCTCAAAGTAGTCCAGCATATACTTATAACTGGAGTCCTGCAGATATTCAATCTAAACCAGGTTCTGTTGCAACACCGCAAGTAGTTATGACCAGTGCCTCTATGCCTCAATATGATTATATCAGAGAGGGAAAGGTCATTAAAGCTAAGGCAGAAGCAAAAGAAAAAAAGGATGCGGCTGACTTGCAGGTTCAAAAAAATCTTTATGGTAATACCTTAGGAACACTTAGATACTACGCTAATAAAACAGAGGAATGGGCAGAAGGAGAAGAAGGATCTAAGTATTATTACAAAGACCCAGATACTGGGCAGATGAGATCTTTTAGCGAAGTAGGAGCTTACGAACAAGTAGGTATACCTTTACAATCTGCAGCGTATGGTTCTTTTCCACTTTTTGAAGCAGCAGCACCTGTTGTTTCTTTAATGGGAAAAGGAGTTAGTAAAGCTATAGCTCCTATAATGAAGTCAGCATATGTAACTAATCTAAAACAATCTTTACCTATAGTTGCTAAGGAAACTAATTACGCAGCGCTACGTTTTCTAAATCCTAAGCTTTATAAGCAACAGGTAGATGCTTTAAATAGAGGAAATACGTGGTCAAAGAATTGGATACAAGATGCGGCTACTATTGAAAAAATTAATAATGATCTTTTAGCGGGAGATATCGGTATAGAAGCCGCAGACCGCTTATATCGTTGGGAACATGCTCAGTCTAAATTTTATCCATTAAGAAATCAGTACGCTGATATGCTTATAGGAAGACCTCATATTTTTACTGATCCTAAAGATCTTGGCGGCAGCGGTGTCATAGGTGGTGTGTATTACCCTCCAAGTTTTACAGCATATGATGATGCTTTATCAGCAATTTTTCCAAAAAGATCAGGACAATCTTGGGTAAATAGAACCCTTTCTCCTGAAGAATTAGAATCTGTTGCGGTGCATGAAAACACACATGCTTGGACTGATGCTAATGATTATTTACCACAGCTCCATCAGGATGTTTATAGATCTATGATTCGGAATCCGATTTATGCTAGACCTAAAACAGATTTTGCAGAGTATATGGTAGATCCTACAGAAATACATGCTCGAGTAATGCAGTTACGTCATGCAGAAGGTATAAGACCTAAAGATCTTATTGATGATACTGCGGCCGAAATGTATATGGGATTAGCTTCTGAAGGTTATTATCGTAACATTTTTGGCGGAAAACAGTTTGGCCAGATGTGGGATAATCCTACTCAAAAAGTAACAGGTTTGTATTTTTCTGAACCTGTTGAAAGTCAGTATCCTTTAAGTGCTTTGTTTATGGGATCTTATGCTAAAGGCGGATCTACAAATCCAGATACAGCTAAGAGAATTTTACAATCCGGTTATTCCTACGGCAGAAGACTAAGCACTGCTCAGAGAAGATATTTTGCTGCAATAGCGGGTACTGATGAGTACGGTAATGATCCGAAAGAGCAAATGGAAGACGAAACAGAAGTTATGATGGAGTATAAAAAAGGCGGTCTTAAGCGTGGACGCGATAGCAAGCGCACTTCTAAAAATATAAAGAGCAGTATCAATGAGATTCTTTATAAAAGAAATGAAGATCTCTTTGGACCAAAGGGTAAGAAATATTTTAAGCCTTACCAAGATGGTGGTCAACCTGCAGCTCCTATGACTTACGACGAGTACGCGGATGCTTATTTTCAAAAGCTTGCGGAACTAGAAGCTGAAAAAGCTCGCGTTGCTCAAGTGAGATCTAATATTATACCTACAGCTCAAAAAATAGATGCAGCAGCCAACCCTCAAAAATTCTTAGTAGGAGCACCTGCTACTGGTAATTTTTGCAATGCTTATACAAATCAGTGTTACAATATTGCTGGTGCTACAACAGTTGCTCCAATTGGGAACATACCTGCAGGATCTCGTATGCCAATGATTCCTGGTAACCTTGCTCAACAAGCTGTTTTATCTCAAGAAGGAATAGTTCCTATTCCTTTATCAGAAGCTCAACCAGGAGACATTATAAAGAAAGAGTACTATTCACCGGGTCTTCCTTGGCAAGGAAATTATAATCCGAAAGGAAATCCTTATTGGTCACCGGGACATAGTATGATCTATGCTGGTACTGATGCTCAAGGAAATCCTATGGTTTACAATAGTCCTGGTGGTAGAAATGTTTTTGAGTCTAGAACTTTCAAACCTTCTGAGTGGAAAGAAAATACTCGAGGTACTTTTACAGGTAGCCCTATGGGTACATCTAGAATGCAAGCTTATAAGTATGTAGGTAATACTCCAACTCTTGAATCAGAAGCTCAACAGAATCGTCAACAGATGCTAGCAGCTACACCTTACATAGCACCAAAACCAGCATATTTGTCTTCTCCAGTTACTGGTGTTATTACTCCTAACTACCAGCAAATGTATGATCAAAGAAAAGAGCAGTTTGATCAAGAAAGAAAAGCTATAGAAAATAAAAAATATTTATCAAAACGTAAGAAAAAAGCTGATTTAGAAGCTCTTGATCAACAAGAAAAAGATACTTTAGCAATGTACATACAACCTACGTCACCCGTAGTACAAAACAACAATGATATGAGTACTCCACAAAAAAAGCAAGGAGGCATCGCATTCCCACAGCAGCCTACTGAAGAAAGATTCTTTGAAAGAGGATATGTTCCTAATTCTCCTGTGGGATTTTATGCTATGGGAGGGCCAACAGATATGATTGCTTTCCCTCAGCAACCGCCGGCAAATATGTTCTTTAGCGGCTATCCGTTCCAACCTCAATATATGGGTGGCGGAAGTACTTATACTCATTATAATATGGGAGGAATTTATCAAAACGGAGGAAGCCCTCAAAATTTAAGTACAGTATATTCTGACTATAAAACTGTTTATCAAGGGATGTCTCCTCAAGATATTCAGGAAGAATTGTCAAATGTTAATGCTCAAATAGCTGCCCCTAATGTTTATCCTCAAGAAGGATTAGACATTAAGCGACAAGTTCTTATGGATATACTTTATGCTCCTAAAAAGAATATGGGAGGAAAAGTTCTTCCTGGAGGAGCTCATGAAAATGTTCCTTGTATGGAATGCGGAGGAAGCTACGATGTTGGCGGATCAATCTTCGGATACGGTTATCGCCCTGCCACTGAGTTTGGTGGTAATGTAGGTTTAGAGCAAGCTCAAAATGAGATGGTAGAGACTTACAAAAAGGGTGGTAAAAAAGCTAAAGCTGCTCTAATGAAATACATGCGCTCTATGCGTAAACAAGACGGTGGAGAAGCTCCTCAGAATGTAGGTCAGAGCGGTTATCTTATGGATAATCAAACAACTTTTAACAACTACCTAAAAGATAATATGCTTACTGCGGTAGATGAAAAAGTTGCTGATGAAATGTTTCAAGATGGCGGAAGCTTCGGATTCAATCCTTACAACTCTATGCAACAAAGAGCGGATATGAATCGATATAACTCAGGAGAACAAGCTAGAGCACAAGCTCGTGCTAACATGAGAGCTATGAATCAGCAGTTTATTCCGCAAGCTTATAACTCAATCTTTGCTCAAGCTGGAGCGGCTATGCCGGACACTTATACAGATGATCAAGGTAATGAGGTACCAATGACTCCAGAAAAATGGGCTCAGATACAGGCAGGAACACCGGGAAGTAATACTAATTATGATCCTTCAATGATTTGTACAAGTCAAGGTTGTTTTCCTCAAAGAACTGGTCAAACATCTTCTAATTATCTTACCAAAGAGGATGCTCAAAAAATGCTTGATGATTATCTAAAGCAGTATTACCCTCAGGGAAATTATCCTGTATATAATCCGTATGGATATAATCCTTATGGGTATAATCCTGAGTATAGAACTGGTTATGGCATGTTCCCTTACAATCCTACTGGACCTTATTACAAAACTAAGTTCAAAGGATGGAGCAACATGCCTACTACGTATAACTGGCAACAAGGCACCGGTTATGTAGCAAACAATCCTACAGCCGGTATGACTCCTGAACAAATAGAAAAGTACTGGGGAGATAAAGGCTTTAAGGCTAATGTTGAAGTAGATAAAAAAAGCGGCCTATTACATACAATTGCTCCTACAAGATTTGCACCTCGCCGAGTAAAGACTAATGTAAGTCTTGAAAGGATGCCTGGTCAAAGCGGATCATCTTCAGCGAGTGGATCAAGTTCTACAACTGGATCATCTTCGACAACAGGATCAAATTATACAGACCCTAATGCTAATCCTGCAGGAGATATGCCAAGAGATGCTCAAGGAAATATCATAATGGCTAATCCTTATGCTCAAAGATTTGAACAAGTTGTGACACCTGAACAAGAACAGCAGATGGATGCTCTTTTATACCGTCGTAAAATGGGAGGAGCATATGCATACGGTGGATATTATCAAGATGGTGGTGAAGAAACGGCTCATGAAGGAATAGGTAACTCTATGGGTTATAGCACTGATGAGCGTCGTCGTTTTGGAATCTTTACAAATCCTTCTACACCACCGTGGATGATTGCCGGATTAGATTTAGGAGCAAGAATCGGAGAGATGGACGAACAACAAGCTATGTTGGATCGTATCCGCTCTCGTCAAGGAGCGGATGCTAACTATTACGCTCAGGGTATGAAAAAAGGAGATTATACATTTGATATTTATGCCGGACAAAGTTTCCGCCCAGATCAAATGGGAGCAAAGGTTCAACCTGGATCTATGGGTAATATAGGAGCTATGAATATTGGTAATCCTTATCAAAGTAAACTAGGTGGTGAAAACGACTATGTTTACATGGATGACAATGAGATTGCGGAGTTTATGGCAAAAGGTGGTACAATTGAATACTTAGACTAACATGAAAAGAAAAGTCAGAATAGTGTCCATGCCTAAGGCACAGTCTGGGCTGGCTGTAAAGATGAATGCCGGTAGAGCAGCGATTGGTTTAAATGCTAATCAGCTTAGCTGGCCTGTTATGGCCGGCGAGTTTTCTGCTCCAGATCTTAAGGTAGCAAGTACAATACAAGAAGCAAAGGGTCCTTTTAATATTGAAGCTGAAAAAGGTGAAACTATTTTTCAGCCTGCAGGTTTTGGAGGAATCCCAGCGCACTTTAAAATCGGTGGTAAAAAACACTACGATGGTGGAACAAAGCTAAATGCTCCACCAGATTCCTTTATCTTCTCTGACCACAGTTCTATGAAGATAAAAGATGGTGATGTCCAAAAGATGTTTGGTAAAACCGAAAAGAAAAGTGGATATACCCCGGCCGATATTGCTAAGCAATACGATATAAACAAGTATGTCAAGATTCTTAGAGATCCTGATTCAGATCGTCTTCAGCGCGAAACTGCAGAGATGATGATCACCAACTACAATTTAAAGTTGGGTAAGCTCGCTTTAGCGCAAGAGTCTATCAAAGGATTTCCTCAGGGGATCCCGGCTATTGCTATGCCGTATATGATGACTATGAATATTGATCCTAATGATTTTACACAGACGCAGGGTCAACCGGAACAACCAGCTCCAGACAATATGTCTAAAGGAGGAAGTTATGTTCCTAAAGCTCAGCGAGGATTATTCAATCGTCGTAAAACAACAATGCGTTATAATCCTCAATCCGGAGCTTACGAAGTTCTAGATGAAAACGGTAACGTTATTGGTTTTGGTAATCCTGGACCTCAATATCCTGCTCCGCCGGTATACGGTGGATATCCTCCTGTTATGGGCGGAGGTATGGGTATTCCTGCTCCAGGTAAATCAGGTACTGAAGTATCTAGAGTAGTTAAGCGCCAGGATATACCTAAAGACGGTATTATCATCAAACGTGCTGATTATAAAACAGAAAAAGAATACATAGAGGCTCGTGACAATGCTTACCAAACTAGAGGAAACAAAAAAGTTTATACTCAAGGTTCGGATGGTAAATACTATAAGGTTGGTGAAAAAGCTCCTACGGGAACTACACCTGATGAAAACCTTAGCATGTTAGGAAAAGCTTTTGGTAATGACAAAGTACAGAAAGCTCTTTACGATAAGACTTTAGCTGCGGCTAAAAACTCAGAAAACCTAGGAAAAAATCCAGGCTTCACTGTACAAGAGTTAGAAGCTATGACTCCTGCTCAACTTACAACACAATTTCTTGAGATGCAGAACAGAAATGTTAAACTGTCTGCTCACTTAAAAAGTGAGGGTATAGGGTTTAACTGCTTTGATAATAAAGGAGATTTTAAGTCCGGTCCTGACTGTAAAAACGATAAGTATAAAACTTTAAATGAAGCTTTTGTAGGAGCAGGTGTTCAACCTCCAGCCGATAGAAAAGCAATAGGGATTCAACAAATATCCTACATCGGATATCGTGACCTTCTATCTGATAAAAAGCTAGACCCAACTTTAGCAGAAACTCTTAAGCCTTTTGCTATTGAAGCAAAAGGCTATGACGATGAAACAGGACCAGATGCAAACAAAAGAATTTCTAAAGCTGACGGTGTTTATACCAATACTACAGCTGGTGAGGTGGCAGGTATAAGAAGCGCTCCGAGTATCATCGAAGAGCTTGCAGAAGAAACTGAAGAAAAAGTAACTGATCCTGCGGCTCCTGAATACACAGCTGGAAATCTTTCCGCTCCTTGGTGGTTACAAGATATCATAAATATTTCAGGTAAGTTTGGAGATTGGGCAAGACTTAGAAAACGTTATCCAAATCTTCCTGTACCTGAAGTAGTACTTCCAGAAGGAGTGTTCGCTGATCCTAATCGCGCTCTAGCAGCTAATGCTGAACAAGCTAATATTATGGCTCAGAATCTTGCTGCTTTCCAAGGACCTCAAGCTTTATCTAGTCGTTCTTCTCAGATTCAAGGACAGGCTGCTCGTCAAGCTGCAGACATCATGGGTCGTTACGATACCATGAACGTCGGTATAGCAAATCAGCTAGAGTCTCAAAGATCACAAATCCTTAATGCGGCTAATACAAATCGAGCTAATATAAAAGCTCAAGAAGATATGTATAACGCTATTGTAGATCAGAACTTCCAGAACGCTGAGACAGCAGCTAGAAATAATCTTCGCCAGTCTTATATCAATGCTATGAATAATCGCTGGACAGCCTTTAACGTTAATCAGCTTACAGATCAATATCAGATGCATCCGGAAATTGGTGGAGGAATCTTCTTTGATCATGGAAGACCTGTTCAGCCGGATAGCTCATCTTCTACATCACTTAGCGATGCTTTCATGACAAATCGTGAAAATATGCCAGGTGTAGATGACAGCGTTATCTGGCAGATTACAAAGAACCAGATGGGAGTAGCTGATGAGAACGCGGTTGATCCTAACTACCAGGCTATGCTTCAGGCTCAAGCTAACATGTACAATACATCACAAGGACAATAAACTTTATAGGTTTAAAAAACTTATAAGATTTTTGTCTAAATTTCGCAGATACAATGGCAACATACATACAAGGTGTAACTGATTATATTCCAGAGCTACAACCGTTCCAACCGGATTTTAATATGCTCGCTAACGTTCTGCAGACTAAGCAGAGTCGTTATGATGCGGCCCACAAACAATTAAGCAGTGTATATGGTACATTGCTTAATTCTCCTATGCTTAGACAGCAAAATATTGATGCTCGAGATCAGTTCTTTAAAAGCATCGATCAAGAGATTCAAAGGATGTCTGGGATAGATCTGTCTTTGCAGCAGAACCAAACTGCAGCTATGGATGTGTTCAAAGGTCTTTATGAAGATAAGAATGTGGTGAAGGATATGATGTGGACTAAGAACTACATGAACGAGCTCAAGCGGGCAGATGCTTTTAAAAGTTGTGTTGATACTAAAAAGTGTGGTGGTAGTTGGTGGGAAGGCGGAGTAAAAGCTCTTAACTACAAAGCTCAAGAGTTTAAAAATGCTTCAACAGAAGATGCTTTAAATTTTGCTGATGCTTCTTACGTCGCAGCACAAGACTTTACAGAAGATGCTATTAAGCTTGCAAAAGACTCAGGCTTTGAAGTAAAGTTTGATGAAGTTAAAGGAGACTGGATTGTTACTACCAAAAATGGTAAAGAGATGATTCAGCCTCTTGCTGATTTCTATCTTTCTCGTTATGGCAACGATGGTAAAATCGTAGAGTTCTATAAGACGCGGGCTTATCTAAATCGTATGGATTGGGTAACAGCGAATCTATCTAACTATGCAGATGCCAATGAAGCTAACATGGCTTACATTAGTAATCTTGTAGAAGCATCTAAGAGAAAAGTTACTCAAGGAAAACAAGAAGCTTCTGAAGCCGCAGATATTGCAAAGACTCGATCTCAGCGTATTGACAAGACCATTAAAGAGCAAGGATATATTCCTAGCATGAATTGGTTAGAGGGGTGGAGAGAAGACAAAGAAGAAGTAGGTTCTACAGAACAGACTCTACAGGTATATGACGATGCTGATAACAATTTAAAAGCTTTAGGCATAAACCGGGATAATGTTCGCTTTGCTGTAGATAATTTTGATTCGGTGATGGGCTTTAATATGCTCAGAGAAACTACCTACAACGTAGCAGAAGGCTATGCTAGACTGAACCAAGAAGTTACTATTAAAGAAAACCCTTATGCTGTCCAGGCTAAAGCTCAAGCTTTCCAATTACAAAGAGCTAGAGAAAAAGAAGGTTACGTTGAAATAGATCCTGAAACTGGTCAAAGACGATACGTTTGGGGAACCGATATGTATCAAAAGTATGAGCTTAAAAGAATAGAAGAAGAAGAGAAAAAAAGAGCTGAGGCAGAACTTGCAAAAAAATTAACTACCTACACTCCTAAAGATTTTGGAGGAACAGCTACAACACTTGTTGATCAGAACAAAGCTTATAAGGATAACGTTTCTCAAAGAAATGCTCTTCTTGATAGAAAAAATAGTTCAGCTAAACAATATGTTTTAGAGGGTATTCGTGCTATTCAACAAGCTCATCAAGTAAACCAAAATAACCCTAAAGCAGGAGCTTCTTTAGATGCATTAAATCAAGTAACTTACAATATCTTAGGCGGTGCCTCAGGCAAAATAACACCATATGACCTAAGTGATGTAACTTACGGTACGATAGGTAAGAAAAACAAGTACGGCATAAACCCTCAAGCTCTTATTACCGGAGATAAAAAAGCTGTTGAAGATTTTGAAAAGCTATTAGACGATCCTGCAATTCTTAATCAGCTCTACGCTAATACTAAAACACAATTTGATCCTACAAACGGTTCAGGATGGCTTAATAATTCTTGGGTGACAGAAGATACTCGTACTACGTTATCTAAATACGAGAAAGACTTTAAGCTTAGTGATCAATTTGTAGAGGCTCATACCGACTTTTCTAAAAAACAATCTGAGCTAGCTATCACTCTTGCTCAAGCGGATCTTAGTCAAAAACAAAATACAGAAGATGAAGACGATTGGAATGAGATGGATCGCTCTTTTAAAGTGTTTAAAGAAGTTTACGATACCTCTAATGTTGATGGTTTTGTAGCAGATGACCCTGCTACAAATAAAACACTAGATGAGAAATTAAAAAAGATTGCTACAGAAAGAGTAAATAATTTTAAAAAGAGTAATCCTAGAGGTTATCAGGAGCATAACGCAATGGTTCTTGCTAGAGAAGCTCGTGATGTTTCATTAAATGCTCAAGCGGTAGCAACACCTTTTGGAGGATTAACTAAAGCCTTTGTAAAAGCAGGAGAGTATATTAATCCAAGTCTTCAAGCTCTTAGTCAATTAGGTACTGTAGAAGAAATGTCATATGATGCTGTTGTAAAAGAATATAAGCAAGGCTATGCTATGTGGAGACAAGCTTATTCAGATAAAGGAGCTTCTTGGACAAATCCAAAAGGATTAAAAGCTACAGATGACGCCGCTCATGGATATTCCGGAGTCATAGATTCTGGAGTAAGTCCTGAGTATTCTCAATCCAATATGGATTTTATGGATATGATTCAGAACTATAACACATTGAGAGATGAGGCAAAAATCTATTACGGTAACATTGAAAATACAGGTGAAAGATATAGAGATGGTGAAGACAATGATGCTGGAGCTAGAGACATATTAGACCAAGTAATAAAAGATTTTCCTTTAGGTGGAAGACTTTCAAAAGAAGGTTTACCGATAAATGAAGATAGAGTTGCCGGAGGATTTGATATTGTACCTATAGCCGCAGGTGATGAAAAAACTATGGCTTTTAGAATTGTTCCTAGTAAAGCTTGGGGTAAGCAATATCGTTCAGCTCAAGGTAAAAGCGATAAGCTTATTGATGATGACAGATACGCTGATGAAGGGATTGTTGTATACATGCCTAAGGATAAAATGCAAAGTGACTATCTAAGAAGAAGTGTATATGACGAGTATGATTTTATTATGGAAAATACAGGGAAGCTTAAAATAGAAAACCCTATGGCTGGTAATATTACTATAACAAAAGAAACAAACATGTATCGGTTAGATATGAATCTTATCGAGTACGATGATAATGGTAATAATATTTCACGAGCCGCTGAACCTACCTATCATGACCTTACGTTAGATCTTGGCGATCTTTATACAAGATTTAGTCAAAATCTTGATATCAATGCTATGCTTAATAGAACTACTTTGACTAATGCCGCTCAACAGTATAAAGGAGATCCTAATCAGATTTTATATAACACCCCAGCTCAGTAATAATCATGGCAGAACCGGTTAATCCTTTAGATGCTCCTACTTCTAACATACAACTTGATGTATCGGCAGGGTTAGTAGATCCTAGAAGTTTAGATATCACTGATATAAAAGTTCCAGATCCTCCTCGGTCATATCCTGTGGGAGTGATGAGTACAAACATGATACCTACTCAAAAACAGGTAAGTGTTTCCTCGTCTCAAGCAGGTGCCGAAAGATTAAGAGAACTTGGTAGAACAGCTGGAACTTGGGCTAATAACCCTACGTACTATTCTAAAGTAAAAGCTTATAACTCTGATTATGATGGAGCAAACTTTAAGAAGTATGCAGCTTTGCCTAGTGTTTATAAAAAGTATGGCTTTACTCCTTTCAGAGATAATGAATCGCTTTATAATAAAGAATCTAGTTGGCTAGAGAGATATAGTCGAAGTTTGACCTCTAGTTTGAATCTTGCTCAGTCTGCATATACAGATATGCTTCCTTGGAATACTTGGAGGGATTGGAATGATCCTAATATTACATCGGCTAAAGAAATGGCTCGATGGCACGCTATAGGTCATGACAGCAAAGGAGGGCTAGGATCTTGGATTAATAATATGACTGTAGACTTTGGTTATACAGGAGGTATTCTTGCCGAGATGGCCTCAGAAGAAATTGTTATTTGGGGGGCGTCTACTCTTTTAGCTCCAGAGACTGCAGGAGCAAGTTGGGCTGCAGCGGCCACACAAGCTGGTAGAAACATTAAAAAAGCTCTTAATCTTTACGATAAGTTCAAAGATGTACAAAAAGGTATCACTACCACATATGACTGGCTTAAAAAAGCAGATAAAGCAAATGATTTTTGGAAGTTTGCTAAAACATACGGAGGCAAGGGTATTAGCGGTATAGGAAAAGCGATTCTTCCAGAAACATTTAAGTATGGAACAGAGCTTGCTAAAAGTCCTAAAGCTTTTGAAAAAGCTCTTAGTTGGGCCGGAGCCTCTAAAACATTTGGAGCTTTCTATCGCGATGCTCGAGCTTATACAGCAATAGTATCCGAATCCAAACTAGAAGGAGGAAGTACAGAACTAGATGTAAGAGATAGTCTTATAGATGAGTACTATAAGAAAAACAACGGAAAGCTTCCTGGAGAAGAAGATTTAAAAAGAATCTATGAAGAAGCCGGTAATGCCGGTCGACAAGCTTTCTATTGGAACCTTCCTGCTCTTTGGATATCTAATAAGATAGTTTTTGATAAAGCTCTCAGAGGTTGGAAACCGATGTCTGCTTTTAGAGAAGAACTTGAAAAAGGTATTAAAGGTAAACTAGTATACGATGAAGCTTTAAGAAAAGCAGGTAAAGCTGCCTGGAGCGTTGTAGATGATGGATGGAAAGGTACTTGGAAAACTCTTACTACAGGCGCTACATATCGACCTAAAAATCTTCTCAATAACGCCTTAGGTTCTTTTGTAAACTATAGCAAAGCCAATATTACAGAAGGTCTTCAAGAAGTATATCAGGACGTGGTACAAAATACCATGACTGATTATTATAAAGATCGTTTCCATAACTTCTATACTACAGGTTCAAGATCTGTATTTGGATCTTTTTATGATCATATGAAAAATATTGATCCAGGAAGAGCTGTTGAAACTTTTTCTTCAGGATACTTTATGGGCTCTATGGCCAAGTTTCCTCAGAAGCTAATGTTCGATATTGTACCAGAACAGTTTCATAAGTGGACTAAACCGGAAGATTATAAACAGTGGAGGGATAGTCAAGAAAAAAACACAAAGAGTATTGTAGATGCTCTTAACGCTGCTACTGAGAATAACGGTTTCTGGGATGCTATTACTGAAAACACAGTATCTCAGATTACCAATCAGCGAGAAGCTGATATGGCCAATGAGGCCAATGACAAGCGTTCTTATTACACTATTACAGACGATAGTGTATCTCAACATCTTCATACTCTTATTCGTTTCGGAAAACTAGATCTTATAAGAGATCAAATTAAGGATATGAAAGGTCTTGATGCTAAAGGTTTACAAGAAGCCTTTGGTCCAATGGAGGGCACTGATCAAGAAGTAAGCAATGAATATCAATCTCGCTTAGATTCTTTCCTTAAGAAAGCTGATATGGTCGAGAAGATGTTTACTGAAACTGAAGAGAAATACGGTAATCCTTTTGATCCAAAAAGCTATAACCGTAAGACTGATCCTGAAGGGTATGAAAGAGAATATAACGCTTGGGTAGGATGGGAAGAAGCTAAAAAAGCTGCTGTAAAATCTAGCTACGACTTTTTCAGAACAACTGGTCGTATGAAGAGTGTTATGGATGAGCTTATTGCAAATAAGCCAGTTGCTGAAAGTATAGCTTCTGAATACATGATGGCTCTTAATACTAATACTCTTGATGTAGAAATAGAGTCTCTTAAAGGTAATAAAGCCAAAAATGAAAAAGGTCTTATTGAAGTTTACCGTGAAGGAGATGAAGAATCTCAAAAGAAAGCGGATGAGCTGCAGGGTAGATTAGATGTTCTTGAAAAATACAGAGACGCTATCGACGAGTATAAAAAAGCCGTTGAGATAGATAAAGCTAATCAAACAGGAGTTGTTAGCGAAGAACAGAGATCTGTCGAAAAAGGAGCTAAAGTAAAACAAGGTACAAAAGTCAAGAATAAAAAAGGCCGGGAAGCTGTTGTTGCTAAGATTAAAAAGGGCAAAGCTTATGATGAAAACGGCGGTCTTATCGGTAAGGTAAGCAGTTTAGAAATACTTGAGGGAGAAAGAGAAGAGGATATACTAACTAGTGCTACACAGAACCTTTACGACAACTATAGAGAATTTGTCAAATATATTTCTAGAGCTAAAGGTGAAGTAGCAATAGATGCTGGTATTGATGAGTCTTTTATGAAGCTCAAAGATTACTATGCTTTAGGAGTTGACCGAGAGTCTTATGCAGCAGCTGTTGACATCCTGCACAATCCTAGTAAGTTTACAGAATACGCTAGTCGTATTGCTCAACTTGCTGGAGAACTTAAGCGTCAAAATAAAGCTAAGATTGAAGAAAGCTATAAGAAGTTCTTAGCAGGTATGCATAAGAGCCAGCTTTTCTCAAAGCTTTATGAGATGGGAGTATTTGTAGATGAAAAAGGTATGGAAGCTATCCTTGAAGAAAAGATACCTTCTGTTTTCTACTACATTGCCGGCGAAAAAGAAATGGTTCCTTTTGAATCTGATACTTATAAAAAGATCCTTGATCTATTTGAAAAGTATGAAGCTGCACAAGGAGTTCGATTTACAGAGAAGCCTATACCCGAAGAAGAGATGCGGATGGATGCTCTTATGTTTTCTGGACAAACCCGTAATAAAATCAAAGGTGACGTCAGAACATATGAGGATCTTGCCAAAGAATATGGCTTTAATCTTGACCCTTCTGTAGAAACTAAAGTTAAAACTAGAGATATTTTACAAAAAATAATCGATAGTAAGTATTCTACTTACCGGGAAAAAGCTCTTGCTAGACGTCTTTTAGGTATTGTATCTAAGGAGAGTGTAATAACCTTTAAGAAGCTTAGCCTAGGCGGATACTTTCAATATAGTGCTGATGGTAAAACAGGAACCTTTATAGATCCTAGATATTTTTCTTCAGACTATAGAGGAGATTCAAAAGCTATTGAAACAGTTTTTCTTCATGAGCTTATCCATGAGATTACCAGCTTTGAACTAGATAAAAACCCTCAGTTCAAAGCGGCTATTAAAAAGCTTATGGATAGAGCTATCAAAGAGTATGAGACTAATCGTCCTTCTGATGAAATGGTATATGGTTATGCTGTATCAAAACCTTTCTATGGTCTTAAAAATGAACATGAGTTTCTTGCTGAGATGTTTACAAATCCTAGGTTTGCGGCATGGCTTGATACAATAGAATACGAAACTACAGGCAAAACTGTTTGGAAAGAGTTTTTGAATATGCTTCAGTATATGCTGTCGCAGATTCTTGGAGTAACAAAGGATAATACTCTCCTTAAGGAAGCTCTTAATATTGCTACATCCTACATCGAAACTATCCATGGTCAGAGCGTGGCTCAGCCAGAAAGAGTTGGAGAAAAGATACGTCCTGGTCGTCGCAGACCGTCTACCGGACCTACAGCAGGAGCTACGCTTAATCCTGGATCAAGTATTGAACAATACAGATCGGCGGGTGTATTGCCAGCTCTTGTGCAGTCTTATAGAAATTTTGTTAAAGATCGTACAGGGGCTGATAGCCTTACTGCAGAACAGTGGCCGGATCAAAACGTTGCTTCTAAAACAGATGACGAGGTAGCAAATAGCCCAGAATTTAGACAGTATCTGCAGATGGGCAGCGGAGAAGTACAAAGGATTCTTAATGAATACAATAGAACAAAAGTTGCTCCTCAACCGACTCCTGCTCCTACAGCAGCAACATTTACTCCGACTACACCTTATGGTACACCAACAGGGGCTCCTCTTACAACAGCTACCCCTGCTCCTGCTGTCCCTACCGGTATAGTAGAAGTTACTCCTGAAAAAGAAACTGAGATTATCAATGCTGTTACTGAAGAAGATTACATTGCTTCATCAGAAGGTATTACAGAAGAGGGTATTCAAAAAGCCAGAGGAGCCGAAAAACAAAGAGCTGTTGCGGATGCTAAAACTGCAGCTAAACATGCTCTTGATTTTATCTCTGGTAAGATAGATGCTAAAAACTATCTCAATAGATTAGGCTATGATATGGCGTCTCTTACTCCGCAAGACATTACAGATCTCTCGGAAAGAGAGTCTGCATACTGGCGTAGTAAACTGGGACCAGTTCCTCAAGCTCAGCCGGTTGCAACTCAAGAAGTTGTAGATGGTGCTGAGGCTGCTGCAGTAGAAGATACTACACCTGCTGAATACCAGCAGAAGAAACAGCTTGTTTCAGATCTGGGTTACAACTGGAATCAGGTAAACCGGATGACTAAGTCGGAAGCTCAATATCTTATTGATAATGATATTTCTGCTGAACAGCTTGCTGAAAGTAAGCGTATGGCGGAGGAATCCGCTAGAAGAGCCGCTGAAGAACAATCTCAGATGTTGTACCAAGCTACCATGCAGGAGCTTGAGCAAATGATTGCTGATGCGGAAAGCAAGTCTGAGTTAGACGCTGCGGAAAGCGCCATCTCTATAGCGATTTACGAAGATGAGATAAGTGTAGCAGATGTTTCCAGATTGGAAAGCCTTATTGAACAAAGAAAACAACAGCTAGCCCGAGATATCAAGTATGAGGATATTGAAGAAAACACAAGCTTGATCATGAAAAATGGATCTAGAGTAGTTGTTGTTAAAAAAGAAAATAATACTTTATATCTTCGTCCTTACGGTCAGCCCGGAGGAAGAGTCTTTACAGTTAAAGCTGACAAAGTCAAAGAAAAAATCTTATATAAAGACCAACCATTTGTGGAACAATTTGACGTAATCCCTCCAGTAGATCCTGAAAGTCAAGCAGCCGCTGTACAAGTTATTAATGACGCGGTTGAGCTGAATACTACAGATACTATTACCGAGGATCTTGAGGATGCTCGTACAGCTGTTACAGCTGAGATAGAAGATGATTTTGATAACTCTTTAGGATGCCAATAAGATGATTTGCGTATTAACAACAGAACAACAGCGAAAGTTCCGAAAAAAGGTTGCGAAGAACTTACTAGACATAACAGAGCAAAATACTCCTTTCAGTGTAAAGGAGTATGCTACTTCTGTCTATAACCGTGTCTTAGAGAAGACGCAGAACTCAGATCTTGCTCTTACATATGCGGCTCTGGCTCCTCTTTATATTGATCAGATAGCCAGTGCTGACAGAAATGTCAAGATGGCTTTGATGGATAAAAACGTGAGCTTTGATGAAATAGCTCGGATGGTAAGAGATTTTGGAAATGAGGAAACAGGTCTGGAAGCTGTTAAAACTACTTTAGGTATAGCAGCTAATATCGTCGGTGATGTTCGTAATATGAACGAGAGTTTGCAACAACAGACTCAAGAGCCTCCGGTTCAAGCCCCTCCCGTAACACCATCTGTTTCTGCTAATCAACCGGTACCTGATCCTGATTTAAGGACATCTTCTTCTAAGAAACAGTTTAATGCGGCTAAGCCTACTATTATGGCTACAAGAACGCAAGAAGCTATTTCTGATAAAAAGGGTGATCCAAACTACAATGTGCCTAATCCTGTTCTTGTTCCTTTCTTTAAAACAATTAGAGATGTTTTAACTAAACTATTTTCTCCGGTTGTAGATAGAGATGCGAATAAGATAGAGATTGTTCCAGGTATGCCTGGCGTAAAGTTACGCTTGATGCCTATTAATCAGATTGACAGATCTAAAGTCTTAAGTAGAGATCTTCAACCTGCAGAGGCAAACAAGCCTAGTAACTATGATTCCAATGAGCCTGTACTTGTCCTAACAGATAAATACGGTCAGCCTATTTTTTTTAATGATAACGGTGAGTATGATCCAAACGGAACACCTCGTTACTATTATTTCAGACAACTCTATTCTGGAAACTTTGATGCGCAAGGTAATCTGCAACCGTATAGAGCAGTTACACCAGGTACAGCAGATGATTACAGTCGCATAGATGCTTTAGCTAGACAGAAAAGAATTTCAAAAGAGGAAGCTCGTGCACAGATTATAAAAGATCTTGAGCTTGTTCAGAAACTTCGTAAAGCTCTTAAGGATAATCCTGATGAGATGCTTCTTATGGATATTACGGGAGGAAGCATGGGTTATGCTGACTGGGACTTTAATACTTTTACTCGTCTTTCTTCTATTGATTTTGCAGGTGAAAATATCAGATTTGAATCTGCTAAAACAGAAGGAGGCGTGGTTGATTTAGGAAGAGTTGTATTTACTACAAAACAGTTACCTGGATTAAAAATTGAGCTAGAGAGACCTGTAATAAAAGACTCTCCCAATATGGTAGATCTTTTGGCAAACCTTATGACTCAAGATCTTGTAGAGAAGAATAGTGTTGGAGATACTGTTAAAGTAAGTGTTCAAAAAAGAATCGATTATATCAATCAGTATTTCATGACCAGACAAGAAGGTCTGGATGTTTACTCTAATGAAGATGGTTCTTTTACTGTGAAGTTGATGGGTAATGTAATATACCAATCTCTTCCTACTCTTTATAAAAATCAACAAGGAGACTTTGTCAATAGAGAAGTTGCGCCTACAGCTCAAGAGCTCGCTGAAAACGAGCTCATGGGTCAAACAGCTAGGACTGAAATAAAAAATTATCTTTCTAATCTTCAGGTTCAAGCTAAACCTTTGGATTCTAATAGTGTTACAGATTTTCAAAAGCGTAAAGCTATTTCTGGTACAAACTTTTATGATCCGCAAACTAGATCTAAGTTTACAAAACCTGGCGATATTTTTTATAATACAGCTACAGGTCTTTATTACAGTGTACAGTATCCTAAAGGTAACGTCAAAGCCGATTTATTAAATAGAAATTTCTCTGATCTTTCTATTGCTAGAGAAGGCGATCGTTTCATGGTTAATCAAACAGAAAAACCATATAACGATTACATAAAAGAAAACTTTACCATACACTATCCTTTAAACGCTCAGCGCCAGCTCTTCCGTCTTAATGCCTATCTATCATTTGAGCCTACTAGTTCTACGATGGAAAAGATTAATCCGAGAGTTGAACCTCGTGTAGAAACACCAGTTGCTACATCTACTACTACGGATGCTACTGTGCCTCCTGTACAGACAAGTGCTCTACGAGATGCGATGAATAATCCAGAACTTGATAAGGGCATAGATGTAAAGAAAGATGAGTTAAAAGCTACTGAAGCTCAAATCGAGGCTGCCCGTAAGTGGTACGAAAATCATCCTCTTAGTAAATACTTTCCTTTTGAGGCCATGTTTACCATGGTTAACTCAAAAAATCGTCGTGCGGTAGCTACATGGTCTATGCAAGGTATTACTTTGTATAGAGGATCTGATTACTCAGATCTCTACCACGAAGCATGGCATGGATTTACTCAAGCTTTTCTTTCTCCTGCTCAGAAAAAAGCTTTGTATGCAGAAGCTGGTAAAATGTCTGGATCCTTTGTAGATTACAAAGGAAACACTGTTAAATTCTCTGATGCTGATGAAAAGCAGCTTGAAGAGTATCTAGCTGAAGATTTTCGTAAGTGGATGCTCAAAGGTGGAAAAGCAGATATTGCGCAGCCTGTTAAGAAGACTATCTTCCAGAAGATACTTGATTTCTTAAAAGCTTTGTTCGGCGACCTTACTTATGACGAAGTTGTAGCAGACTCTAAAGCTCTTCGTACTATTCATACTTTATATGAAAAACTCCGTGTAGGAAATCTTAGCGAATACACATTCTCTGAAGACAACGCTACTTTCGGAGTACTAGAAAAAGGTATGATGGCTATCAAAGAAGATGCTTCTGTAAAATCTTTGAGCTATGAAGACTCTAGATATCTTGTAGAGTTGACTGATTCTTTGATGTCAGAGTTTGTAGATGAATTTTCTAAGAACAAAAGATCATCAGGAAATATATCATATAAATGGACCAGCACTCTTCTTAAGAAAAAAGCAGGTCTCAAACTTGCTTATCAGCATGTTCTAGAAAGATCTATCAATACTAGAAATGCTCTTAAGGCAAAGTTGGATGCTGCTACAGAAGACGTTGTAAAAAACAGTCTTACCAAACAAGTTCAGCGCCTAGATTGGTTCATTGACAACTTTGGTAATGTTGATAATCTTCTTGAGAACCGTCCTAAAAAAGGAGAGGATACTCGCAGCGTTATTGCTTATCATATGCTTAAGTCTCAGGTTCTTGAACCTGAAACAAAAGAAGGTTTCTTTGATGAGGATGTTACTAAAGAAGAAGATCTTTGGTCTAAAGGAAGAGAAGGATATGATAAGGGAGGTAACGAGCTTTCTCACCAAGAGATGGCGAGTACCGAGATTCTATTCTTAATGCGTAGTCTACACAAAGTAGACAAGAACGGTCAGCCGGTATATATGCCTGGCACAGAATATGAGTATGAGGAAAACGGTGTAAAGAAAAAAGCAGGTGTTCCTCAGCTTGAATCGTTTGACCGGGTATGGAATGCTACAGCAAAGCTTTTGCAAAACACTCTAAACATTGAGACTATGTTTGCTAAGTTAGCTGAATACAGAAAGAACAACAAAGATTTCCCTATGGCTCAGCTTATGGATAAGATGGGCCCTGTGGATACAACGGGTACAACAGAATGGCATCTTTGGACAAACTTCTGGCAAACTTTTAATAAATCTCGTGTACCTCTTGTACAAGCTGGTGTAGAGATTGTTAATGTAAATAAAGAAGGTAAAGCTCTCAATTTTGAAAACTGGAGATACGAGATTAAGATTGGACAATCTTCTGGTAATATAAAACGGGTTGCTACAGATTGGGAACATTACTTTGCTTCAGCTAAAACTAGGTTTATAAAACCGGATAAAAATGGTGTAAACTATCTGGACATGGCTGAGGTAATTAAAGCTTACCCTAAAGCGCCTACAGGAGCTAAAGAACAGTTAGCTTTTTTAAGAGATATCGGATTCTTACTAGAGGAAGATAATCTTGACATTGAAAATGCTCTTCTTGATGAACAGTTTGATGCAAAACCTTTTTGGTATGTAATTAGTAAGCTTAATAAGAGAAGAGATAATTCGGGTAAACCCGCTGTAAAGATTACTAGACTTTCTCATCTTAAAGAAAAGTATCCTTCTTTTCAAGGTAAAGATGATAACGGCAGAGATGTTACATATCCTGAACTAGAAGGTGAAGGCCAAAACTGGAATAAGATTCTTGAAGCTGAAGCTAAATACTCAGATCTCAGAGGAAACTTCATGGTTACAAATGCTGAGGGTAATACTCAGTTTGAACATACCTTGAATAACTCTTTGACTATTATGGTCAATGCTGTTAACGATGTATCTACTTATCAAGAGCTTATCAACTTACCGTGGATGAGACATCTTGATGTAAAGAGAAACCCGTGGGCTAAGTCTTCTGTATGGCTTAATTCCATATTTGATATGGAGGATCTTGATGGAGAAGGAAATATTATAGGAAAGAAAAGATTAGATCCTAAAGGACAACCTGTAAAGTTTGTATTAGAAAATCTTAGCGGTGTTGCTGTAGAAAAAAATGGTGAGTTTGAAAATGAAAAAGGTATTTCTTCTGCCAAGGCCGATGTAGTTACAAAGCTTTTGATGGACCTACACTTAAGTATATTAAGAGGTTCTCCGGAGCTTATGAGACATGCTGATAAGGGAACATCTTTTTCTGTATTTGTAAGTCGTATATACAATCCTAAAGTTTCTACAAAAGCTGGACAACTTGCTACAGCGTATGTTCCTACTATTCAGTTGCTCAGAGATCTGAAAAATGATAACAATCAGTCTCTTGGTTATAGTGAAGGAGATGAGAATATGTTTAGCAACTATATGCTTGGTTATATCAATGCAGAGCATGCTCGTATAAGACAGCTCCGTAAAATGGCCAAGGACGGTGCAACAGATTTTGACTTTAAGTATCTGACCAACGGTAGAGGATTTGTAGCTTTTTCTGATGTATTAACTATAGATACTAAGAAAGCTTTGCTTAAACTAGATCAAGACCTAGATACGTATCTTAAGCAGAATACAGAAGACGCAAGAGCTCTTCGTAATGCGATGAAGACTGATGTGATTCAGTACTTTAACAAAGAGACGGCTCGTGTAATGGATATGTTTAAGAATGCTAGAGGTATCGATGGTAAGCTTTTGGTCGGTAAAAGCGTCTTGACAAAACTTAGTGGTCAAATCCGAAATGAAAATCTTGGGTCTGATAATCTTAAAACAGGAGCTCAAGAAAATGCCCTGGTTAAATCTTTCGTAATAAACAGTTGGATTCACAATATGGAATCTGTATCTGTTATCTATGGTGATCCTGCTCTTTATAACATGAAGAAAGAGGAGTTCCATAAACGTAACGCAGGTGTAGGTTCTACCGGTACAATTTATCGTACAGATTCTTTGGCTATGGACTATGTAAATGGAGTTCTTGGCCGAGGATATCGTAAAAAGAGATTCCCAGAAAAACAAGAAGACTATCCTTTTGATGGTCGTATGAACACAGCTGTTGTAAGGGATAATGAAATCCGTTCTACATATTTTAGTCAGTATGCTGATGCTCTTATTAAAGATGAGATGGCTCGTACTAATGTTAGTCGTCAGGAAGCAGAAGCTAAAGTACTTGGAGCGGAAAGAGATAAAGATGGTAATATTACCAAACTTGGTACTGTATCAGATCCTATTGAAGGAGGCTTGATATATGCGTACCAGAAGATGAATGAAGGAGATGCTCAAGGTTGGATAACTTTTGACTCTTATAGAATACTTCTTAACCTAGAAGGTAAGTGGAGTGATCAGCAAGAGGAGATGTACCAGAAGATTATAAATGGTCAAGATATCGATCATAGAACACTTACTCAATTCTTCCCTCCTCAAAAGCTGCAGTATTTTGGACCGCTCGATACTGAAGGATTGCCTATTACGGCGTTCCACAAGTTTTCTTTATTTCCTCTTGTACCTACAGTAATCAAAGGTACCAAGCTTGAAGATCTACACGATAAGATGGTCAATGAAAACATTGACTATGCTTTATTCCAATCAGGTTCTAAAGTAGGTACCATTACTAAGGAGGCTAAGAAGAAAGAAAAAGATGGCTTTACATCTTTTGATCCAGTATATGATAAGCTTTATTCTTCTGATGGAGATCGCCAGATTTCTGAAGAAACCTTTACTAAAAACACAATCTTCTTAAATTATCTGAAGAACCAGCTTGAGATTGCACCGGAGTTTAAAGAGAAGGTTACTTTCTCTACTCAGTTACGAAAGCTTATTGAAGATGGTCTTATTGAAGGAGGAGTGCCTGTAGATTTCCGCAAAGATGTAAAAAATATCAATCAGCGTCGAGCTCTATGGAAAGCCCTCAGAACAGAAGAAGCTAGAGAAAGAGAATCTCCTAAATACAAGCTTTATAAAAAGTATGAGAGCAATGTTCAGAAGCTTACTGAGCTTAAGAAGCTAGAGCTTTTGGATGAGATGAACTGGAAGATGGTTAATGGCAAACCAGAAGGTAGCCTGAAAAATCTTTTAGAGTTTGTAAGAAAAGAGATGACTCGTCAGGAGATGGCGGATCACGAGATTGATTTTGTAGATCTTGGCTATGGCGGAAATAAGATTAAGCATGACTTTTCAATGTCTCTGTCTGCAGAGAAGATTGAGAAGATGCTTAACTCTATTGTTACTCGTCGACTGATTAAGCAGAAAGTAAACGGTGAGGCTCTTATTCAAGTATCTGGTGCTGGATTTGAAACAGCCTCTTCTACTGGTAGAGATTATACTAATCCTACAGATGAGCAGAGAAAGAGATGGGGTACAAACGATCTTCCTACTTATCATAAAAAAGCTGACGGTACAACTGCAGCTATGAAAGTAAAAGTTGCAATGCAAGGGCAGTTTAAGAAACTACTTAATCTTCGCGACAAAGAAGGTAATAGAATAGGTACCGTAGATAAGCTTAACACTTTGCTTCAAGATGAAGAGTGGTTAAATACAGCGGATCACCGGCGCATGATTACGATGGTCGGTGTGCGTATTCCAGTTCAGGGTCTTAACTCTATGGAGTTTATGGAGGTGTATGAGTTCTTACCAGAAGAAGCTGGTAATATCATAGTGCCGCCGGCAGAGATTGTTGCTAAATCGGGATCTGACTTTGACATTGATAAGCTTACAGTGATGATGCCATCATATACTACGGAGATCCAAGAAGACGGATCTCGTAGAATAACTATGGCTAGGCAGCGTACTAAGCAAGAAGTAGATAAACTCTATGCTCAATATGAAAGATACTATGTAGAAAAAGAAAGAGCTCTTACAGAAGTATCACCTGTTACAGGTTCTCTTGAAGATCTTGCACCTTTTAATAGTCTTTTATTTAGCATATTTGGAGACACTGCTGAAAATCTGGATGCGGAGCTTGCAGATATTCTTAGAGAAGAAGGTAAGATTTCTTCTAAAGAAGATTTTGCTCGTAAGCTCAATGGTACAAAAGCCGTTGAGAATGATCTCATCTGGAACATTAAAGAGATCCTTGAGCTTGAAGATAACTTTGCTGCTCTAATTAAGCCTAACGGTACAGATATTGTTAAGCCTCTTGCAGACGAGCTTGCTTCTAAAGTCACTCAGTATAATCCTAAACAAAGACTTTCGGGAGAACTTTCAGCAGAGGATGCTGCAGAGCTTGGTGAAATTCCTGGTCAGATTGCTGGAACAAGAATATTTGAAATAGGTTACAACCAGTATAAGCATAGTTCAAATAACATTGGTAAACAAACTCTTGGTCTGGGTGCCGTAGATAATACTTTCAACAGCATCTTTAACCGAATAGGAGCTTATCTATTACCGGTAGCTAAAGTCCCTACCAAACGAGGTAGTAAACAAACTTTTGATGTTGTCCAGACTCTTCGTGTTCCTCATAATACTTTAGATATTAATGGTCAGCAGGCTATCTCTTTGAGTCATATCATGGCTAAAGATGGTAACCGTATTTCTGATGTGATATCCCAGCTTATTAATGGTTGGGTAGACATTGCAAAAGATGCATGGATCTTTAACATTCAAGGTAATAAAGAGATTGCACCTATTCTTCTCTTTATGGTTCAGGCCGGTGTACCTTTTAAAACAGCTGTATACCTTGCTTCTCAACCTATTGTTAGAGAATATGTAGAAGCTCAGCGTAGAGCTAAGAGTACTTTTGGAGACATGATGGGAACAGCTCCAGAAAAAGGAGCAATGATGTTCCGAGTAGAAGCTCGTTCTAAAATACTTTCTGATGGTCGATTTAACTTCTTAGAGGATCTTAATCTTAATGCTCGGGATGTAAATAAAAAAGCAGTCTTCTACAAGAAGACCGAAGATTTTCTTGATAGAACTCTTGGCGCAACTAATGAGTTTTCTGAAGCAGATCTTAAAAAAGAAATAGAAGATCATGCAGAAGCTTTAGAAAAAGGAGAAGAACCTAAATACTCAGATGTACAAAAAGCAGCATTCTTGCACTTTATACAGATTGAGGAAATGGCTACTGCAGTTAGAGATGTCAAGATGAGTATGAACTTTGATACCTCTAAGTCTGATAGTTTGTTCGATGCGCAGAACAGAACTTTGATGCTGCAAAAACTTAGAGAAAATGGTCGTTTACCTGAACACCTTGTAGATGATATCTTAAAAGAAACCATCATAGGAAGCTTTTATGTGCAGCCTTTCCAATTAGAGATTTGGAAAGATCTCTTCCCTCTTCGTAACAGTAAGGTTCTAAATGATTGGTTAGCTGAAAAGCTCGCTTCTAATATCGCTGATGATGTTAATGCAACCTTCGGTGATGCTGAAGTTTTTTCTAATGAGTTACGCAACGACCTAGTAAACTTTATTTTCCAAAATACTCTCAAGAACTTTAATATAGGTAAGCTTACTCATTACAAAGGGGAAGCTGTAGAGGACATTATGGCTTCTAAGCTTAATGAAGCTGAGAAGATTAAGAGTCTTTCTATAGGTGTCTTCTTTAAAGACGGTAAAGCTTATTACGACAGAAGATCTTTAGATCGTCAGTATGCTGGCCAGCTTTACAATAAGGCAGAGTATGAAGAGCTAGGTTTAGCTAAGCTTCCTATTACAACATTCAGTTCTAAAGAAGAGTATTTCCACTATGTTTTCGAAAGAGAATATTTAAGAAGTCTTTATCCTAAGCTTTCTGATGTAGAAAAAAGCGCAGAATATGCTTGGATTGCTGGTAATGTTAAGTCGAATACTAAACGTAAACAGGGAGAAACGGATGAGGCTTTTGCTAGCAGGCTTAAAACTTTGAGCTATGAGGAGTTTCTCAAGGAAAAAGCTTTAGAGAACATCTTTAACACAGACAAGATTTTTAAAGGTGAGCTTAGCTTTGCTGATAAACTTGTAATGATTAAAGAGAACTACGGTAAAGAGCTTGCTGAACAGTTCAGTATTATCGAAGCTCTTGTACCTAACTCTGGAGGCGGTGTAAACAACGTTGTCCTTAAGTCTAAGTTAGATGATCCTGACAAGCTCAATCTCTATTACGAAAACGTAGTTTCTCTAGCCGATCCTACAGTTAAAAAACTGGAAGACCCTATGGCTAATCAAATGGTTAGCGAGTTCTTTGCTATGCTTCCTCTTGTAGGATTCTTACAGTCCGGTATGAGTACTAAGTCTATGTTCTCTATTAATAGAGCTATGCCTCAGGATCTCTTTATCAGACTTATGGAGCGTCCTATAAAGGAGTACACTGAAAAACTTAATCCTTTGGCTCTAGACTTTTTCTATGAAAAGTTCTTGTCTCAGAACAGTCTGAGCAGTAGATCTAAGACTAGAAAGCGCTTTAAGGACTACTATTCTCAGGACTTTAGTTTAGATGAGACTTATAAACTTCATAAAGAAGGCGTAAAAGAGTATTCTCCTAGACCTTATGCTGAAGAAGCAAAAACGCTTATTGGCACTAATGAAGACGGGGTTACGGTTATGAGTAGCTCTATGATCAATCTTGATGTAGCTACAGCAATGGCTGCAGAGAATCCGGATAGCATCTTTGTTTTTAACGATGCTTTCCAGGCGGTTCCTCTTACCTTTCCTCAAAGATTATTGCAGGATAGAAACTTCCGAGGCCTGCCTATCTCTAACAAGTTTGGGTTACCTACTTATACTGTCTACAGCGTTACAGAAAACTCTGCAGTAAAAGACATTAACGGTACTATAGCACCATTCATGAAACAAAAGATTGATGATGCTATAGATTCTCTTAAAGCTGAAGCTGAGCGTGGGATGAAACTAGTCTTCAATAGTTCAGGATATGGGCAAGAATGGATAGGTAATTTTATAGATCCTAAATACAAGGATATACGAGCCCGTGCCGAGCAAACTTTCTTATATTTGTCTGAGAGACTGTATAAAGAATTTGGGTATGTAAACCCAGGCTATGACCTTACAACACAGGGTAAAAAGACCCTGCAAGAGTTACAGCCTATTACAGACGATGACGTAAGAGAATTTATGTTAAACTGTTATAGATAATCAAGATGCAAGCATGCCCTATTGGTCCAGAATGGGATCTCCTCGTAAAAGAGGTAGGTCCCTTTCAGGCATACAGAGACTACCTACAAACTGGTGGCGAAATACGTACTCCTTCCGAAGTAAAAAGCAAGCTTCAGTCAGAAGGTGTACTTACTTCTATCTATCCGGCTCATCAGTATCAGCTAGAAAGAACTCAGAATAGTATTCCTCCGGCAGATCTAAATGCTTTAAAAAAGCTGGCAGAAACACTTACTGCTAAGTTTCCGGGCTATGCTTATAAGATAGAGAATCTTCCTAATGAGAACTTTAAGGGAGTATTGGTACCTTCTACAGACCCTAGAGCTGTAGGAGGCAAGCCTACAATTATAATCAATGGAGCAAAGGCTAGCAAAGACACTCCTTTACATGAGTTTGGCCACGTGCTTCTCAATATGGTTAAGGCCGAAAATACCAGACTCTACTTCGGCCTTCTTAATAAGATGTTTGATTCTTATACAGAAGAGGTAAGGCCTGGAGAAAAAGTTACTAAGTATCGAGTTAAGGCTAAGTACAAAGAAGAGTTTGCTATTATAGAAGCTCTTTATCCTATTCCTGAAGGACTTAATGATAAGCAAAGGGAAGCTGCAGAAGTGTACCAGATAGAAGAGTTGATGGTAGAAATGATGGGTAGGTTTGCTGCAGAGTTTTATGACGATAATGGCGAGTTTAAAGATGACCACGTAAGTAGGGATAAAACCCTTCAAAGCTTATCTAAAGCTTTAAGAAAGATTTGGGAAACAATTAAAAATATGTTGTTGGGAGGTGTTCAAAATATTGACGCTATTAATATTTCTCCGGATGCTTCTCTTGATGACTTAGCTATTATTCTTGCTAATCCTAATATTGCAGTAAAATCAGGAGAGTTAAGTCCTGCTAAACCTGAAATAGAAAAAATCAATAATAAGATTTTAGAGCTTACATCTTTATATAACCAGATGGATTCCAACGATGTAAAGCTTGTGCAGCTAGGAGAAAATTTCTTTTATCTTACAACAGCTCAAGAAGAAGCTTTAAAGAAAGTACAAGAGGCTCTTCTTTGGTATAGAAACTATGTAGACGCAGGAATAGCGCCTAACATGACTACTCCTAAGATTGAAACAGGTTTAAAGTATGTTTATCAAAAGATTAAAGAGAAAAAAACTCTCTTAGGTAGACCTCTTACGTTTGAAGAATATGAACAGATTTTAGATGAGCCTCGTTTAAGATATGTAAAGATTATTTTACAAACTTTTTTCAATAACCATGCAAGATTTAGACTATATAACAACTTTGCCACTAGTACTGAAGGCAGCATTAGATCTGCTATTGCTAGCTTTGTAAGTGATCTTAATGAAAGGATGTTAGGTAACAGAAGAGGTTATGATCCTAATACTTACGGCGTGAGTCCAGATGCACAACTTGGTAATATATTAAAAGATCCTGGTCATTTTTTAAGACCTCTCTTTGTAGCTCAGATGGCTCCTGTTGGAGGACAACTTTTTTCGTATACTACACGCAAGACTCCTCAGTATAGAACTAGTAATTATGATAATCTTTCAGATGCTATATTTGATGAAGTTGCTAAGCTTGAAGAAAATAAAAGAAATACTAAGGCTTATAGAGAGGCAACCTTTACATTAAAATATATAGATCCGGCTACAGGCCAAGAAACTACAGAAGATATAGATGTAGATGGGACTCTTCAGCCAAACGGACTAATTAAGACAAATTTTAGATCTGATAAATTTTCTTTTGGTGATGCGGAATGGATAGTTCCAGCAACTGAAGATAATGTAAAAGCTAGATCTATTGTTTCATATAACTATAATCGTTATGGTGTAGTAGAGGTTAGTAATGGAAAAGCTTTGATTTTACCAGGAGATGGTATTACAGGAACCAGATATAAAGACTGGTATAAAGCTATTAAAAATAAAGATTATGCCAAAGCTTCCGAGATAGCAAATAATCACGGGGTTCTTAGAGACATTCAAGATCTTAAAGCAGTGATCGATATGCCCAACCGGGTTCTGGAAGTAATGGGGCGCGTAATAGATACGGTTTCTTCTCTTTTTGCAGATGCTGACTACGCAGGTATTGAGTTTACTCCTGCTAGCGGATCATCATCTATAAGAGATTCTGGAGAAGAAAGAGAAAGGATCTATAACCTAATGTTTGCTAGAACCTTTGGTAGATACTCTACTGTTAAAGTAGGAGATAGAGGACACTCAATGATAGTTCCTACCTGGTATCGATCAAGCCTTAATGTCAATCAGCCTGTTTTTCAGCTAGACCGTACACCAGATTCTATACAAGAGTTTGCAGAAAGTACAGACACGTCTTTAGCCACAGTTGCTATAGAACCTATGAGGGCGTCTATATCTGTTACTCCGGAAACAACAAGCAACACTAAAGGGATATCCGGCCTAAAAGCTCTATTACGTAACCTGGCCAACAAGCTTTATGCAAAAGCCCTGGCTAATCAGTTTATGGTAGGCCAGAACGCTATCAAGTATGAGTTTATCGATGCGGCTGAAGCAGCAGAGATTACGAAGAACAAGACAAATCCTTGGAACGGAGAGAAAGCTTTCTTCATAGGAGACACAGTATACTTTGTAGGAGACAGAGTAACCATGGGAGATATGTTCCATGAGTTCTCTCACCCTTTTGTAAGAAGTCTGTATTACCAGAACCGGGAGATGTTTAATAAGATCTACCGGGATTTACTGAAGACACCTGAGGGATTGGCCTTGTACAGGCAGATGAAGATTGATTATCCGGAACTTAGCGAGACAGACCCGCTGTTTGCTGAGGAGATGATAGTAAGAACACTTACTGCCGCGTCCGGAATGGAACAGCGTGGTGAAGCTAAATCTGATAGCTTTGCTTCTGTCCTTAAAGATTTGATGTTTGCTCTACGTCAAATGCTACGTCAGTTCTTTGGTAAGAGTATTAATGCCTCTAAGCTTACTCCTAATACTAATATTGTAGATCTTGTTAATATGCTTAAGGAAGGTCAGGTCTTCGAGATAGCTGATGAAGCCCTCGAGGATATCGACACCGTAGCTTATATCCGAGATACTAACCAGTATGTTACTGATCTACTGCGTATCAGTAAGCCTGAACTTATTGGTCTTACCGTTAGAGCTCACGACATCGCGTTAAAGCAAATCGATGCTGTTTCTCGTAACCGTAATTATGAAGAGATTGCTTCCCTGCTTGCTGATGAGTTTAAGCGTGGCGACTTACAAGAGATGAAGCGCAATCTTTCGAAGTTTGCTAAACCTCTTGAAGATAAACTACGCCAGAAGCGAGACGAGGTTGAATATAATAAAGCGCATGCTACCGCGATGGTTAACACCTTCTTCCGGTTGCAGAACATGACGGATAAGATTCGTGGTCACATGTTAGAACTATCTAAGGATAAGGACAACATTGACAACATGCACAAAGCGGTCTATTACAACTACTTACTAGACTACTGGTCCAAATATATTGCAGAGGTTATCAAGACTATGAATGAGGCTGGTGTACCTACTAGTAATCCTTTGTATTCTCTTGTTACTAGTATCGATGGTAATATCAAAGGGACCCAGAAATATACTAAGGATATCTACGAAAGAGGTAGCCGGGATGTTATCTATAGCCAGCTCATGCCTATGGCTGAGAACATCGATAAGCGCTATAAAGGTATCATCCAACGTCTTAAGGATAGAAACGCTTCACCAAAGCTCATTGATTCTTGGATGGTTGAATACACTGGTCTTACCCAAGTAGAAAACGATGAGAGAGATACTCTTCAAAGTTTAAAGGATCAGGGTAAGAGCACGTTTGAACAGAACAAGCGCCTAGCGGCTCTTGATAAAAAATCTTTAGATGGCGCTCAAATCACTGAGCAAAAAATTGAGAAAGCTCTTAAGGGTGAGCTTAAGGACGGTAACGTCTTTAATGCTTTCTTTGAAGGTTACATGTATAGTGCCGATCCTGTTGTAGGAGGCTTTGCTCTTTATGTCAAGAATCAGATGTCTGATGTAATGAACAAGGCTATGGGCAAGTTTAATGACTATGCCCGAGACATGGCCCCTTTACTTAAAGCTGCAGGTTATAGCGGAGCTAATGTGAACGCTCTTATAGAAAGAGTAGCTCGTGTAGAAAAGATAGGTCGTATCAATGAAAAAGGTGAGTGGGAAGAAAGAGATGTCTGGACACTGAAGAGTGCTCATAAAAACTGGCGGATTGATCTAGATCGCGCACGTTATAAAGTAGACGAAGCTCATAAAGAGTACTCCCAGCATAATACCGATGAGACTTACAAAGCTCTTATTCAAGCTATCGCTGATCGTAAAAAACTTCTTAGAGATTACTTTCACCAAGAATACCAAGCTAAGGTCTATGCTCGAGATTATATGCTTGAGCAAGGATATCGCGTTGTAACTATTAATGGTAAGCAAGTTGATGTTGGCTTAGAAGCGGCATATCTTAAAGACCGTCTGTTTGAACTGATGGGTGAGATTACCAATTCTAATACTTCTCAATTAGACGAGCTTCAGACTTCAGATAAGATGGATGATCTCTGGAGACAATATCACCAGCTCTTTTCTTTAGTAGACGCTAACGGTAAGATGAAGACTGGTCTGGATAAAGAGATCGCTGTTCTCTTAAAAGAATATCGCGAAGCTTCAAAAGATCCAGATACCGGCGAGTCTTATTTTGAATGGAAGCCTCGCACAGGTTTGTTTGAAAACTCCATGGCTCAGTTTGAGCAAGAACTTGCTCAAAGATTTGCTCCAGGTAGCCCAGCATATGAAAGAGAGTTTTCAAGATGGGTGCGCAAGAATAGCCGCGTCGCTATAAAGAAAGAATACTTCGATGAGATCCGCAGTATCATGGCGGATATAGAATCGATTATGAGCAAGCTTCCTGATTCTACTAAGAAGAAGTATGCAATCTCAGAGACTTACTCTAAGATTATGGATCTTGTTGCAGGTAACCGTGATGATGACGGTCAGCCTAATGGTATGAACTTTACCCAAAAAGGTATAGAGTTTATCAAACAGCAGCAAGAGCTTCTCAATGAGATGATGAAAGGGTTTGCTAATCTGTCCGGATTAAACGAAGATGAAGCTTCTCGTTACAGTTACTACTGGGACCAGATCAATAACAAGGTACCTCTTAGTGCTGCAGAACAATCCGACTTTAATAATCTTAGAAACAAGTCTGATAATACAGGTCTTAGTAAACTTCAAAAAGAAAAACTCTTTGCTTCATTTGCTAAGCTTGATGGCTTACGTAAAAAAGAGGCCACCACTTATTACTGCCTGATCATGAATAATCAGCTGAGCAAACTTGATACAGCTCAGATGATGAGAATCATGAATACTAATAACATCACATCTGAATCTGCAGATCTAATCTTGCAGGGTAACGTGATTAATTCTCTTCTTGGTCAGAGCGCAGAGTTCGATGCTTGGTTCTATGCTAACCATATCCAGAAAGAAGTATATGATCAGGAGCTTGGTGCAAAGAAACCTGTATGGCAAAGAATATATGTGTGGAATGTAACCCGTCCGGTTAATGAAGATTTTTATGAGAAGACTGTAGTAACACGCGCAGATGGCAGATCTTATACTATAAAAGGTTTGCCGGCAATGAAATACTATAGCCGTGTTGTAAAGCCTCAGTATCGTACTGAAAGAATCATAGGCAATACTGTAGATAACCAGGGGAACTTCCTACCTCGACTGGACATACCAAATAGCCCTTATATAGATCAGGACTATTTGAATATGCAGAGTACAGATCCTAAGCACTATGCTATCCTTGAAAAGATGAAGGAGCATCATCTCCGGAATCAAGAAGGATTGTCATATAGAAGCCGACTCTATCTTGATATTCCTAGATATAGAAAAAATGCTCTAGAGGTTCTCCGTACTAAGAAGCTATCCGCTATAGCAGGCGATGTTGGTGAAGATAACTTCCCTATTCTTCAGCTTATGATAGAACGTTTTAAAAACTTCTTCCGTAAAGCTAAAGATGAAAAAGGTGAGGGTTACGCTTGGGAAGACGATGCTATGCTTGTTCGTGCAGACATGTTTGATAATGAGGTAGCTAGTGTACCTATCACAGGTCTTTACGATTTGGATATCAACGACGTGTCTCCGGATGTAAACCAATCTCTGATGCGTTACATGTTCTCAGCAGAGCGTCAGAAGAAGCTTATTGAAATTAATCCTGTAGCTAGAGCTTTACAATCTACTCTTAACAACCCGGATAACTTTGCTAAAGAGATGAACAAGATCAACAAGTTCAACTTTATGCATAGAGGGATCATGACTTACTTAAATAAGAAGGGTAAATATGTAAGGCAGTATGCGGTTAATAATTTTATAGAAAGAGAGTTTGAGGGTATTACAGATGTGGGTTGGACAGCGGGTATGCCTTTCTTACAGAATGTTACAAAGATGATGCTTAGCAGAAGCTCTCTTGCTTTCTTCGCCCTTAATTTTCCTAGCGCTATAAAAAACGTTTTAGGTGCTAAATACCAAGGCATGATTATGTCTGCAGGAGGTATAGATATAGATCCTATTTCTATGGCTAAAGGAGAAGGCTGGGCATTTAATACAATGTCTCAGGTTTCCTTTAATACTTATGCTCGCGGACCTAAGCCTTTGAATATGCAAATAGCAGATTCATTTGATGCTATTCGCGGTAGAGCAGAAACTAAGCTCCCTGAATCTTTATCTCGTACTTTCTTGCATGATGTAGCTAACTTCAGCTATCTGACCAATTTTAGAAAGTGGACAGAAGATGAAGCTGCACTGCAGCTCTTTGCCGGCATGATGTATAAAAAGAAGATTACACGTGATGGTAAAGAGATTAATTATATGGAAGCTTGGGAACAGGTGGACGGTCAACTTAAACTTAAAGATGGTATAGATGTTCGTTATAGTAACATGCCTACTAACTATACACTAGAGGATGGCGATACACTAGAATCTCTTGCCAAGAAGTTTAATATGACTAAAGAGGATCTCCAACAATCTATCAAAGGCCAGTCTTTTAAAACCGGAAAAGAAATTAAGATTGACAATCTGCTTTATAAGGCTTTCCGTAATAGGTTCCATACAGTACAGATGAACCTTAACGGTGCCTATGATAAGTTTGATCAACCGGAAGCAGCGCGCTATCTGGCTTATAGAATGATTGCCTTTCTTAAGCGTTACTTTACCCCGATGTTTATTAATCGTTGGGCCTTTAGTGGAAACATGTTTGGGCCTAAGCGAGGTAGATACAATCCCGGTTTAGGCGATATGCAAGAGGGTTACTATGTTACAACTCTTAAGATGCTCTCTCGTACTTTTAAATACGGTACAGAGAACTGGGCTCACATGACTCCGGAAGAGCATGCTGCTTGGAAGAAAACCGTAGTAGAGATAATTGGTCTATTGGCTATTCTTAGTGTCCTAGTTCCAATGTTAGGATTTGATCCTACAGATCCAGATAGATATGAAAAGATGCGTCAGCGTAGCGGTAACTTGCCTTTCTTTGGTCTTTCTCCTGAAGATCCCGAGCATCCTTGGAATGCTGGAGGATGGCTTACCAACCATGCTATTCTTATGGCCCTTCAGGTTAGAGCAGAAAACGAAGCGTTTGTACCATACCCTGGATTTGGTTTAGATAACTATTATGAGACTTTCACTGATGCAAGCTCTTTAAGTTTCGGCGCTACGTTGAAGACTTATAAAGAGATGATTGAGCTTGCTTATATGGAAGCTACCGGTAATCAGTATGCTAGATATCAGAAAGACTCCGGCCCATACGAGTGGCAAAAAGAAGGAGGCTCTAAGCTTTGGACAAGTTTCTGGAAGTCTGTCGGATTTACCGGTGGTACATTAGACCCTATAACAGCTACCAAAAACAATCCAACCTTGGCAAGTTCAAGTAGTTCACAATAAACTCTGTGTCAGAACGACTAGGAAAAAAAAGGGGGAGCTAAGCTCCCCTTCTTTTATTTCATAAGAATAAACTCGATATCTGGTGGTGTGTATCCGGGTCCCTTCATGATCTTTCCGTCTTCTCGTCTAACCGGTTTACCATCCATTCCCATCTTGCTCATGTTAGATCTATGGATCTCTGCAAACACTTCTTCTATTTTGTGTTGAAGACCGTGTTTAAGAATAGTACCACACAAGATGTAGAGCTGATCTCCTAGAGCATCTGCTACCTCGGCAAGATCTCCGTTCCAACAAGCTTCTAGATATTCATCGTTTTCTTCTTTCATAAGCTTGTGCCTTAAGATAAAAGTATCTTCAGGAGCAAGCGTTGGAGAATGTTCGTTTTCTATCTCAAAAGCATTGTGAAATTGTTCTACTGATTCAAGCTGTTGTTGCATCTTTCTTAAATATAAAGTCTGTGTCTTCTTCAGATAAGTGGTCTAAGATACCGTTTTCTTTAATATTGCTGCCAAAAAATCCCCAGCAAGAATCTTCTATATCCTCGTGGATATGACCGTGGTCACACATATTTTTCTTTACAACGGAAAAACCATAGACATCTCCAGTAAGATACTGGTCATAGACTTCTACTTCACCCTCTAATACCTGTGATACTTTTTCTAAAGTCTCTGGTGAAACGTCTTTGTATTCTTCAAGGATTTTCGATGTAGGACAAAAGATATAACCAACCTGGCCGGAATCCCATCTGCAGCTAAAAGATGATGTGCTGATTGTTATGCCACTGTGATCATACAGATATAAAGGTAGACAAACCCAGTCTTCACGAGAATTAAGCCACTCTTGTAGTTTATCTGGATCAGTGTAGATCTCCTCATAGAGATCCATGTCTTCTATGATACGAGTAATGCCCATATCGTCAGCCATTTCCTGAAGCATTTGCAGGTGACTATCTGCTTGAACATCTCCTAAATCGTAGCACCGATGAACACATATCATTGTACCCAGATTATCCCAACTTCTAGGAGACTCTGGAGATTCGTCATAAAAAATCTTAAGTTCTCTGTTATTTGGGAGAGGATACTTTTCAATTGTTTCCATTGTTTTTGTGGGTTATTATAGATAAAAAAACAAGCCACAAGTGGAAGAGCCACCCTCTAAGGGTGTTCTTCCTCTCATAGTTTTTATATTTCTCTTTTAAATCTTTCACATTTGAATCTGATTATTTGCCTCCTCTTCTGCGATCACATCGTCAATTGTCATCTGATATCCACCAGTTACTTCAGGTTGTTTTACCTTAGGTAAAGGCTGTACAGAGGACTCGATATTAAAATGATCACATAAGAAAAAGTGAATAAGCCTTTGTTGATCCAACCAAGTCTTAGGATGAGACTTTTGTAGAGAATAGATTACGTTGCAATAAAGTGCCCACAAACTATCTTTATCACAGTTATAATCATAACTCGGCTTTTTCATCTGGTCTTTAATAATCATAGTCTGCTCGGTATTGAGCAGCCCATGTTCAAAGTATATTACTCCAAGCCCTGCTGCTCTTTCTCTTTCAGTAAGAAGAACATTCTTCATGTTCTCTTTGTCTTTGAGCAACTGACTATAATACACATTTGCTGATTCAATCTGATGAGTGATTGTTTGTAACGTTTCTTGATCAGCGGTACCTGTGTGTTTTCTACCCCAGGTTCCCATGTTACCAGAAACTACAATGCTACCTGATTTAGTAAGGTAGCCACCGATAGCACATTTAAAGCGCATCGATTTATCATACGAATTAGCCCAAGCAAACATCATTCGCATCTCTTGATCATCACCGGCATTTAGGTGTAATACTCCAGATGCTATTTGACCATTACTGGACATCTTATAAAGCTCTCGCTCTATTTCTAGATTTGCTTTAGCTAGCTCCGCCTCTACGCTACTCATTACAAAATCATGTGATATGACTGTGTAACTAGAAGTCGCCATAGGAAGCGGTGCTTGCTTAAGCATTTCTTTTGTTGTAACACCAGCTTTTTTTGGCATTATTCAAAAAGATTAAGTTGTTGTGATTTTTTAGGAACTACGCTTGCTATCTCTCGATAGATATACTCTAGATAATAATCGTCATTCACATCATACTCTTCCCACTTCTTCTTGACGTTTTTATTAAATACAGTCTGCATCCATGGACCAGCCTCTAATTGTATTTGTCTACCGTCAGACTTGTGTACCTTAATGATCTTACATCCTCCGTTGGATACATAATATCGGATAGTGTTTTGCAAATCTTCATAAGTAACCTCACCGTTCTTCACACATGTTTGCTTAAACCCCCAGTCACCCTTGATCTTTACGCCGGCGCAATAATCAAAGATGTTTCTGTTTTCTAAAAGATATCTTTCCGGAGGGACGTTGTTTACGAAATAGTTAAAGACTGCTTTGCGTATAATGAGCTGGCTCTTGTTTTTATGCAAGGCTAGTCCCTCAAACTCAAATCTGCCTTTACACTTCGTCTTCCCATTCTTGTACACGGCAATATAATTATTCACATCCGCCAATATGAGTTTCTTATACTGATCATGTTCAAGTTGAAGCTTAGTTATCCTCTCCCATTCTGCACAAATCTCCATGTACTTTTCCTCAGCTCCTGCAGGTATCATCATCTCCAAACCATCTGTATTCTGCATTAGCGGGATTGATCCAGGTATACCTTCTGACAGCATCTCATACAACATCGTCAATAGCATTTGCCCATTAATAGTGATCTGCATCCCGAACTGCGGATCATATAAAAACGAGTTAGGCTCTATTGACAAACCATATGTTGCATTGAGTATAATCTTATAAACATAGTTCTTGGGATCTTTTTTAGGTATCTTTTTTCTTTCCTCAAAGAACCATTCATACAATCTACAGAACTCTTCCTTAGGTAAGTGTGCCGGCGACCAACCATTTCTGATAGCCAGATTAGGATAGAAACTTGTCACATCTGAAGTCATGATTATCATATCTTCAGTAGACTCATATACCCCACTATTAGCGGCACCATGCAAACCACCTAAGCCATATTCTGTTTTAACACCTTTATGCATTGCTACATATTTGAAAGCTCCTTTTATACTTGAAGGATTAATCGTAAGATTACGATAAGCTTCTTGTAGCTTTTTAAACTCTGGTGTTTTAAAGTCGATGTAAGGCAAGAGGATATCCTTTACTACAATCCTATCCCTACGCGTCCTCATTTGCTTTAACTCATACTTCGGTATGCCAGTACTTTTACTCAAAAACAATAAGAATAGCTCTTTTGAAATCCGTGGTTCTGATGCACTATACAGGGTGATATTATATTCGCCTGTAAGAGTCGCCCGCAGATTTATCTGTTCAGAGCTGAGTCGCATAATCTCCTTAGTACTCCTCACGTCATTTATACAATAATCGATCACCGTGTTTATTTGTTTAACAGAGGTGATCGCTGTACTATGATGTATAGGCATCTCCTGAATATTGTCCCAGTCTACACTATACTGAATCCACTTCAGAGAGGATCTTTTGGCCGGATTGTCCCAGTGATTTAGCTTGAATACATCTACCTGTTTTATCTTCAAATCTCTCTCGCTAAACTCTGGAAACTCTCCTCGGTCCTGCCTGGATATGATATCCTGAGCTCTCTGATACAGAGCTGCAGCTACATCGTGAGCGCTAGATTCTAATAAGATATCCTTTTCTCTTAGGATGTACTCAGTAATCTGCGCGTCAAAGGCTAGACCATTAAAGGAAATGTGCCACTCCTTGTTCTTACTATTCTTCTCCAAAAAAGCTATAAGCTCTTTGAGATGATTTATTTTCTCATGTACTATGAAGATCCTTCTTTCTGTATTTTGATAGTGTTCAAACACCGCAATAAAGCAGTTGCTTAAGGTCTCATAGTCCATGACCCAATGACTAGTCATGCTCATAGCGTAATTGTTCGGTTAAGCCGTTCCCCCTGAGATAGAAAAAGCACGGTCATCCCGTGCTTTTCCATGATTACTAAATTATATTATCGGCCTACAATTTCAATAGCCGGCTTTTCTGGCGTCATGATTGGGCCAGTAGATGCCATATAAGACTTATAATCAAAGTCTTCAGCATTGTGAGCAAACATATTGATAATTGCTTCAATCTCTTTTGTCTCTGTAATATAGTGTTCTTGAAATGTCTCCAGTGACCGACGCTCTTCTGGGTATGGTTTACCGTTAGCGCGAGGTCTTTTCAATTTTTGTGGATCACCTTGCTCATCAAGCTTTGCCAACATGTGGAAGCTCTCTTTAGTATTCTTACTTACCAGAACAAGTACTTTGTCTGACGGATCATAAATACCTTCTGAGTATGGGCAATCTGTTGTAATAGGCATGAGACGGAACGTCTTACGCTCCATCCATGAAGATGTGATTAACATCATTGATTTCTGTGACATGGTTGTAATAGTTGGTTTCGACAAATTAAACACTTTTAGGATTGATATGCAAATCTTTTACTGTTGCGATTAGGAGCTCCTGCTCCATATCAGGTTTAGAGCATAGCTCTCCTACCTCTCTTAAAATACCAAGCATCTTCCCTTCATCTTCTCTCTGAGTTGTAAGCAACTCCGCATATAACTTGAAGTATCTTTCGGGATAAAGAAAGCTGTCTATGTAACCTAGATTAGCACTACCAAAGAAAGCCCGGATCTTTTTCTTAAGATCCGGACTAAGCTTTGAATATTTTCCTTTAAGGAAATTGTCCCAGTCGTGTCGATGTTTGCTAAAATCAAAAACATACACCCCCTTGTCGTCATCTGTCATTTTGAAATCATAGAATAATGGGTGACCCATCAGTCTCTGTTTCTCGAATAGCCTAAATTCTTCATCCTTACGAAGGTGATAAACACATATAAGTTTCTCAGATTGGAAACTATACTGTTCTTTCCACCCTATATAAGTCTGAATAGGCGTGACGCTTACACCACGTTTTATGTCCAGCATGGGATACAAAAATATCCTGCTCTTCTGGACATAATCCTTATACAAGGAATCTAGTTTAGACATAAAGGATTGTTAAAGAAGTACTTTACCTTGAGCGAGTTTGTATGGTAAATCGTAGCGTCTCTCGGAATAATGCCACTCAGCAAGTTTAAGATACTCTTTGAGATCTTCTTCCCACTTCTGCATGGTTTCCTTAGATACTTCATAGCAATAGATCTGTTTGTATTTATCTACTACTATAAAGCTAAAGGTTATCTTCCACTCTTCGGGATCCATGTTATTATTCACAAGAAACTCTTGGACCACCATACGTTTATACAGGACCGCTTGCAGCCATAGCTTGAAGAAGTCTACGGTTTCAGGAAAATCTGTTAGACATTTACTTGTTGTCTTGAGATCATTTATACGGATTGTCTTGTTCCCAAAATCAACACTTACATTGTCTATGATACCCTTTAGCCCGAAGCTGTATCCATCCACAGTTTCTGTCTGTATCGGTAGCTCGTTAAACACCTGTACGTTTTCATCTTGGTTATCTATACCAAGAAGCTGAGTGACTTCTGAGTGCTGTTTGAGTAGCTCTGCGATTTCGTTACAATACTCTAGGGTCGGGATATCTACGATGTCCTTACCTTTTGCAGTAATCAAGAAGGAGAAGTATTCTTTATTACTTTCAGTGAGCATCTTCTCGAGTCTTTGTTGATCGGTTTTGAGGGACTGATGAAGGTTGATTTCTTTAAGGATATCTAAAATCATATCCCCATAGTCATCAAGTGTAGCGTTCATATTAACCTCTTGACCTAGAGCGACTTGCTCCGACCAGTGATTAAATATTTGATCTACTACTTTCTTAGGGTTATCACTGGGCATATTCCCGGGTAACAACACAAACTGTTTGTCAAACGCATCTTTGTCTAATATAAGACAATGGATGAGTTTGCCTTGCAGTGTTGCTGGCGTGGCCTCCTGCTCTCTTTGTTTAAGGACATAATCCTTATAAAAGAGCTGAGGTGAATAGACTAGCTTGTTTAAGCTGCCGTAACTAAAATAAAATTTGTCTGCGTAGAACTCTAGTTCTAAAGCGTTGTTATCACTCATGTTCTTCTGAGATAATAGATTCTTGAGTCTCAGCTTGAATAGGACTTTGAGTAGAAATCTTGAGTGCTTTTTGTTCGGCTTCTTCTAGAGCATTGATAAATGTCTCTGTAGGCTCGATATCGGAATAGCGAAAGTATTCACTACCTAGATTATCTCCAAATTCTGCCTTAGCTAAAGTTATTAACTTTTTATAATCCTCCTTTGTAATACAGTTTTTCTCAATGAGCTTCTTTACTACATCATCAAAATCTATCCAGTTACCTAATTCAAGATCGAAGAAAGTGCACAAGCTGCTAAAGTTTACGTGCCGCGACTCTGATGTATTATATATTGCAGATCTAAACTCTTTAAATAACATCAAAAGATACATAGCAGACTTTTGATAATTGCAATTTGCCATCAGCTCAAGAGCTAGTACATGATTGTTTTTATCAGCAGACTCAAATATCTTTCTTGTTTCCTCATACATCTCCTCTGTCATTACTGTTTGATTACACTTATCCATAAGAAAAGATTCTTTAACAATAATCTTTCCTTCAAGTATAGCATCTTCAATATCTCTGAGTCTTTTTTCCTCGGTTATCCAACTTTTTACAACAAGAGTTGCTACCGTTTTATAATTGTTCCATTCTCTATATACATTATAATCTTTAAATATAAAATAAGGATAACAATCGTCTGATTCAAGAATGTTTTTTATTTCAAGACTTTCGGGATCTCCTATAGAATACTTTTTTTCTATGTATTCTTCAAGATATTCTAAGGAGCAACTATAATGGTCAACATCTTTTTTAAGAATACTTTTTCCTGTTTCTTCACCTACTATAACAACGTCGGCAGATTTGCTGTTTTTAGTTAAACTTACACCTATAGATTTAAAATAATTATTAGTCTTAAATCTAGCAATAGTGCATCCAGGCAAAAAGAATACTTTCTCTTTTTCTTTGAAATCATAGCTATCTTGAGGGCTTAGCAAATCATCTATAGCGTCCTCATTCAGATCTTTATAATCTATAGCCAGCCTTGTTGCAAACACTAAAGGTTCATTAGGCGAGCTTAATAATACAATCTGTTTTTTGAATACTTCTCTTAGCATAATGGTTAAAATAAAAGGGGCCAGAAAAATCTGACCCCTTATGTTATTACTTAGTTGCCATTCGGATAACCTCCGGGTTAGTCAGCATCTTCTGGAACTTCTGTTTGTTTCCGTTGATGAGCTGTTTAACCATGACATATTTAATGTCATTCATAAAGGTATCTTCGTCTGTAACAAGACGAACTAGTCTTTCAATGTGCTTCGTCTCAACACTGTTTTTCTCAGCAAAAGTTAAGCTGTAGTTAGTGATACGACGGCCCATGATACTAGCAATATCTGGACGATAGTTTCCATCTCGGCCGATACAACCGCGAAGCTCTCCTATAACATACGCCTCATTATCGTGAGTGAGCACTGTCTTAGGATCAATTAGCTTATCGAAGCGTCCGTGGATAAACGTGGTAAACATAGTGGTAAACTCAGGTCCTACTGAACCTTCACCAATCATCTGGATAAGAGGAAGCTGTTTCTCAAACTCTTCAATACTACTGATAGAGTTAAAGAAGTTTGTCACAGAACGAGCATTGATCCCGCTCGACGCCTCATCCATAAGCTCCGGATGCATCAACATGAAGTTGATACAACGAGAATCAATCTGAGCAGACTCTGCCCAACGTGCCCATACATCGATATCATACTTCAGGTTTACACTAATAAAACGTGTGCGCTGAGCATTGTCAATCGATTGTACAAGATACTCTCCATTGTCCGGGTTAGCGGTCAGGATAATGTGCCAATCCTTAGGAAGCTTCCAAGAGATATACTCCTGAC